GGTGCGCTACCCTTGCTGTCGAATGCGTGGAGTGTTCCATTCTCGACACTACGAACTCGAATCGGCCGAGTCCTTACGACGAGTGGCGAATGATTCGTCAACTCACCGATACTGCGAAGTCGCTCATTGCCGAGGTCGAGAGGTTGCGAGATGCCGCGTCGTTCACCAACGAAGCTGAGTATCTTAAGCAGCTTCGCGAGGCATTGGCTGGCCTTCCCCCGATTCTGCCGGGTGCGCCCTTTCTGATCCATGAGGCGGCAGCGCAGATCAACGTTCTTCGCGCCCGGCTGCACATCGGCAACCGCGCCTCGCATGCAGTTTGTGTAGGGCAGGAAGTGATTTTTCAGCAGATACTTTGTAAGGGTGCCGGATACTGCCACTGCGCCGAGCAGCACGGCCACTACGTCGTTCATCAGATCGTGAAGTAGGAGGGTTCCACGTGGAACATGACGAGGAGCTGGAACGATTCAAAGCCGAAATTCCCGAGGATGACGGTCGTCCGAAGCGCCGGACTCGCAAGCCGGCCGCGTTGCGACTCAGCGCGCCTTTCAAGAGTGCCGACGGCCTGACGACGTATGTGACGATCAACGATCAGGGAACGCGTCGCCGCGGGAAGGCGGCGATGAAGGCTGCCAAGCGAGCGAAGATGAAGGCGCACCGTGCTGCGATCGAGTAAATCCCATCGGCCGCGCTGTATCGGATGGTCAGGCGGCTATCAGTGCCGTCGCCGGGGGCGGCACTACCGCCGCGGCATCGGTCCGTACTGCTGGCCGTGCTACCTCGTCGTCTATCGTTTCGGTTCAACTGAGCGATACCGGCCGTGGGGCCGGATTCACGCAAAGAAAGCAGCGGAAGAGATCCGCAGGAGGGAACAAGATGCCGATGCTCAAAGCAATGCCGGGGAGAGTGGTTCTCCTGTTCCAGAAGCCCGTTGAGCAGAACCAGGGCGGGATCATCATCCCGAAAACGAGCGCTCGCCGTCCCGAGTTCGGGAAGCTCGTCTCGATCGGTGCTCCGCTGAATGACAACGAGCGCATCCTGGCACGGGAGATTATCGAGCGAGATGCCGCAGGAGAGGTCTTCCCCGTCTCGTACGGCGCTGGGGTGAGCTTCTTCCAAGCTGGGGACGATAGCACGGTGATCGATCCGTCGCTGGCATGGCTGGCCGATGTGCGGGCATACCGCATCACCGAGCTTTCCGTGAGCCTACCGCCGGAGGAGTGATGGCCGAGTGGATTCTCTTCTCCGATCAGGAACCGGCACTCGATGAGTGGTACGTGGCCCTGATCTTTCGACAGGATATCGACCATAACACGACGATTCTCTTCCGCGGATATCCGGGCTCGAAGTGGCCGGCCGAAGCGGCGATGTAGGTTCCGCTCAGGCCGCGCTGGAGGAGACTCCAGAAGTTCTCCACGCCGTTGCAGTGCACGTTGCCGCGAACGTACTCCAGCTTGTGATTCACGAATTCGTGCTCGAACGCCGAATCCACGCGCGGGCTGTTGTAACCCTCATCCGTCATCAGCTTCGCGTCGTCCTCCACGTTCGCTTGCAAGAAGTCGAGGCGTGGGGTGAGAGTCAGATCGTTGAGAACCTGAGTGCGGATCTCGCCACTGCGCTCCAACACGGCTTGCACGATCGTCTTGCCGGTTGCGCTGTTCGCCTTCCGTCCGCCCTTGATTCGCTCGCGGCGATCCTTATGCATGTTCTCCATGAGCCCGCCGACGTGGCACTCATCGGCTTCCACGATCCCGGCCAGCTTCTTGTCGAAACTGCGAGCCTTCATGGCCGCGCGGATGCGGTGGAGCATGAACCACGCTGTTTTCTGCGTCACGCACAACGCCCGGTGGATCTCGTACGACGACACACCGTTCTTGCAGTTGGTGAGCATCCACATCGCCGTAAACCACTTCGACAGAGAAATGGGGGAGTCCTCGAAGATCGTCCCGACCTTCACCGAGAATTGCTTCCGGCAGTCCTTGCTCAGGCACTTCCAGATAGACCGGGTCGAGAGGAAGCTGACCGTCGTCGAACCGCAGTAGGGGCACGTCACGCCTTCCGGCCATCGAAAGGCGACGGCAAAGGCAAGGACGCGCTCCTTGTCGGCGAAGTAGATGATCGCGTCGTGCAGACCCTTCGGAGTCTTCGGCAGGGGATGGTCGGATTCCCGGTTGGCGATGCTCATGCAGACAATATAGGTCCAAAAGTCGGGTGTGTCAAGTATGTTAATGCCAACGCTTTCGGCAGATGCGATCGTCTCCTACGATGTAATCTTCGGGGTATTGCCAGCATACGGCCGCTGGATGGTCATGGCGGATCATGCCCTTTGGGATCATCCTTGAGACGGTGGGAATGATATGAGAGAGCGGCGGTATTCCGGATTTTCCATACGCCAGTTCGATGGCAATCTCTTCGAGCGAATCTTCCGATCCGACTCCTGAGGCGGCGGTAGCGTCGGATGGTACGTCAGCCGAAAGCGTGAAGTTCGATGATCCCGTGGCGATCTCCAAGGCGACGATCTTCGAATCTGCCTCGTAGATCGCATTCTTGAGGCGTTCGAGCTCCTGGGATATCTCGGAGAGCTGTTCGATGACGCGCTCTTCGAACATCTGCCTGGCGCGGCGTTGCGAGCGTGCGGAGCGAATGGCCATCAGGATTCTCCTTTCGGGAAAGGCTTTCTCATGCACGTACCCTATCACGGTTTGGCCACATCCGTCAATATGTCCGTGGCCACGCTTAGAATCTATGAACGCGCGCCCGCGCGCACAGAAAGGTAGAAAGGATTCAGGTGTCCTCAACTACCTGTGACAAAAAGTGTCATACCGATAGTGACAAAAAGTGTCACCTTCCGATTTCGTTCCTTTCACTTTTTTGGTGTGCGGAGGGTAGCTTCGCCTTCCGCTTGTCTGCCGCCCGCCCTGGGGGTCGGGGGCATGCCGCTGCCGTCCGATTCACACGCCTGCCCTGCCGCCACAATCGTTGCGCAGCCGTCGCGCATTCGCTACAGCGCACGATCGCACGCGACGTATGGAGAGGTATGGGTCGAGGTGCGATCGTCGAATGGTGGGCCGTTTCCGTGCGTCTGGACCATCCCCTGACGGCAAGTGCCGGATCGAGGACCATTCCAACGTGTGGATCGGAAGTGCTGGAGGGCCGTTACGATTCGGAGGAGGCGGAGCGGACGGCGCGATCGGACGGCACCTTGCGCCAGTCCTCGATCGTCCCCCGCACGTACGAGAAGCCCGGCGAACAACACGCCCAATCCTCGTACTCCCGCCATTCGCGCTCGGAGTAGCCGAAGACTTCGACGTAGTGCCGCTGCCAGGCCTCCCAGCCGGCCGGATCGGCTCGTGACGAGGGACAACCGCGGAGTCCCGGTAGGAGAGCGTGACGTCTGGCTCCTTCGGCCTCGAGCCAAATACGAGCCTCGGCCTCCTGATCCGTCTCTGGTCGGTCTTCAGCCACTACAGCGGGATGTCCAGTCCCGCTCATGCCATTGGAGCCTCCCTGAGATAGCTTGGGATCACTCGGCATCACCCCCTTTCGTCGCTCCCTCGGTCGCTCTGCCGAGTTGTCTCTGCGTCTAGTGAGGATTGCTTCAAGGTACTTCCACGGCTTCCCCGTCAACTCGGTCCAACAGTCTGTAATGGTCTCGACAATCAAGTCCTCGCCGTACTCGGTCACGAGTGCTACGAGGATTTGATCTGTCGGCTTTGTTCGCAGAGGGCTGACATCGAGCTTGACTCGGAGCCTGGCCGCAGCTTCGATCGCTTCGGCAGGTGCGATCGTCGGCCACGGGTCGGGCGGCGGCGGTTCTGCCGGCGCAGCCGGGGCCTCGGGCGCGCGCGCGAGGTTTGTGTGCTCTCCTCTCCTATGATCTCCTCTCCTCTCCTCTCCTCTGATGGCGGACTTTCGTGACAGCGCGGACGCGTCTTCTCCGTCACGTTCAGTCACAGCCTTTTGTGACATTCTGGACTTGCGCTTGCGCTCAGCGTCGGCGTCCCGCCGCTCGTCCTCATCGCGTAACTCACGGTAGTAGCTGTAGTTGAGGATGAGCCATCCGCCGGCAATCGGCCTGATGCGTCGGCCCTCGTTTTCCGGGGCTCGCTCTCTGTCGCCGCTTTCCGCGTCAGGACTTTCGAGGTCCGCGATGGCAGCCTCGAATCGAGCATCAGGCTGGAGAGTCGCGTCCACGAGGACCGCGCGCCTGGCCAAGCCGCTCCGCGACGCGTAGACGCATCCGCCGCGGTTGGCCATCGCGATCATCGTCATGAAGAGCTTGCAGGTGTCGGATGGTCGGGTCCACAACGAGCTGTCCGTAATCGAACTGAAGAGCTTACCGTACATGCGCCTTTACTCCTTCGGAAAGTAGACTTTGGCGATGTGCCGCGCCAACGTCAGCGGTATCTTCGCGATGCGGGCCGAGGCGGCTTTGCGGGCCGAGGACTTTGAGCCGTGTTGCGCGACTCCGTCCTGAAACCACGCATCGCCTTTGCCGTTGTCTCGCGGACCGGAGATGCCGCCTTGCTTCGTTCCTTCGTCGCTGAACCGACATGGATTCTGTCCCGTCCCGCTCTCTCTGTTGTGCGCCACGTTGAACCATGAGCCGCCGTCGTTCTTTGTGGCGCGTTCCTCGAACTCGGGACGGTTGTGGTGCGCGCGACGGCTGACTATGGGCATCAACGCCGGAACGTCTCCCCAAAGGTAGAACGAGCCGTAGTGCCAGCGAGCTCGCCCCACCCACGGCTGCGCCCCTCGCACGTTCTCCTGCAGCATCGGGATGAAATGCCCAGCCGCAGCAATCGCCTCGTGCTGAATCCGCTCGGCCTGGGCGAACAACTCCATCCCGAGGGTCGGAGGGTCGAGCGCCTTCGCGCGCTTCCATGGCATCGCCCGGTAACTGAACTCCTGGCACGGCGAGCTGGCCACGATCAGCGAGGCGTCGAGGAACCGCGCACCGTCGATCGTCCGGACATCCTGCAAGACGAGATCAGCCCCGCGCGGCACAGGTCCATGGTAAGGCTGATGGTCGATGTCGAAGCCGATGACCCGCCCGCCCAACTCGAGCCAACCGACCGACCAGCCGAAGGAGCCGCAGAACAGATCAATCAACACCGGTCGCCGCACAGCCGCACGGTAGCATCACCCGTCGTGACCGTCCATCTTCAGCGTGACTTTACGCCCATTTAGTCCGAACTTACGCCCTTTTGGCCTTGACAATCTACGCCGGGGAGTGTATCTTGTTCCTCGTGATGCTGCACAACCTACCGATTCATCCCCGATCTGACTCCCGCCCTGGCGTTGTACGCTTGTTGTCGGCTCCGCCCGATCGTTTCGCTCGGACTACGTCGCCGATCCTGCCGTGCAGCATCACACCCAGCGTGCGGGAGTCTGACGGGGGATTGATTGGGGGATTCGATGAGATACGAAATCCGCATCCGTAGCCAGCATTCCAAGGGTTCGAGACGTGGCAACTTTGGTGGACCCGACACCTACGTTTCCGTCCTCGCCATTCCCGATGGCGTGATCGCTCCGGCCAGCAACTTCCGCGCGGTCATGAAGGCGCGCGGGATCAGCTACACCTACATCGGCGAGGGCTACGCTGAGCACTCAGGCCCGCGTTCCATGCTCGGACAGGCCAAGGCACGCGCTGAGGCTCTGGTGGCCTCGTTGCGCGCGAAAGAGGCGGTGCGGTCATGACGCGCGAGCAGGGATCCTTCCGTCTCTCGCTCGTTGTCGGCGTCGTTGTTGCCGCAGCTTTCGTCCTCAAGACCGGCTGCTGGCACCCGTCGCTCATCCTTGTTGCATTCTGCGCTGGGTGGGCTCCAACCGCACTCATCACGTCGGCCCGCTGAGGGCCAGAAAGGACACACCCATGACTACCAGTTCCGAGATTCGATCGATTCTTGCAGTCGTTGAAGCTCGCATGAGTGCGCCACCACAAGACACCGATGATTGGACGGTCATTGGGAATCAGCTCACGGAGGCCGTCAAACTCGCGAAAAGGCGCGCGAAAGCGCTGGCTAGACCAATCCCGAATCGGAAGCAGCTTGAGGAGCTTGCGTTCTACAAGCGCCGCCATGGACGCGCGTGGAAGGCGAGTCTACTGGCCGATTGGGAGAGCGGCACGACGCGCGGGCTGCTCCAAGAAGTACGCAACTCTTTCGGTCCTACGTGGCTGATGTCCTTTCAGCCATCATGCCGATGCAGCGTTGCCACCACTGGTTACCATTCCGGAGACTGTCCCGTCTTGATTTTCGAAGGCTCGTAGCCTGCCCCTGTCCTCGCTCACCCGAGGGCGGGATGGAGGCCATGAACGATGAACACGAACGAATCCATCCGCTCCATCCGCATCCTGCGGCGTAGCATCGCCACAGCCGGCGGCGAAGTCTGTATCACCTGCTCGGCTCACGCCGGCACGGAGATCCGTCATCCACGATCTGATCATCATCTCAGTCCGCAGCCTGCCACTGCTGCCGTACCGCCCGCCGAGTACTTGGACCCTATCGGAAACGGGAATGAAAAGGCCATCGGGGAGGGAGTCTCGCAGGCTCTCCCTTCCCGATCTCTCCGCTGGTACAAGATTGCCAGCAAGGACGGAAGCGTCTACGTTCAAGCGACTGACGAGATCAGCGCTTTTGCGCAGGCGCGCGAGAACTGCCAACTCGTCCCGCCGCTCGCTGGCGTCCCGGTAACGGATGAAGAAGCGGAGCGTTGCGCGCCGACAGCATATCGGGCCGCGATGACCGCCCTCCGCCCGCGTTGGTTCTCCGAGGTCGAGCAGGGTGTGCGAGAGTTGGCGCAGACCGATGCGCAGGAAACGCAGACAGGAAGCCCCACCGCATCGCTCCTTCGGGCCGTCAGTCAGGCGCGCCATCTTGCCTATCAGCAGTTCGCTGATGACGTGCGCGACGCGGGCGTGGTACTCGCCGAGGTCGAACACGACATCCTCGCCTGCGTGTACGTCGAAGAGTTCGCCCGCGTCCTGCGCGAACGACTGGAGGGGTTGTGAAGATTCTGAATCGATGGACCAACGCATGCATCTATGAATCCGATCACACGACAGAGCGCGAAACCGTCATCGCGGCCGTAGCCGCGGGCGCGTACCTGGATGGCGCGTACCTGAAGGGCGCGTACCTGAAGGGCGCGTACCTGAAGGGCGCGTACCTGGAGGGCGCGTACCTGGAGGGCGCGTACCTGGATGGCGCGTACCTGGATGGCGCGTACCTGAAGGGCGCGTACCTGAAGGGCGCGTACCTGAAGGGCGCGTACCTGGAGGGCGCGTACCTGAAGGGCGCGTACCTGGAGGGCGCGTACCTGGAGGGCGCGTACCTGGAGGGCGCGTACCTGGATGGCGCGTACCTGGATGGCGCGTACCTGAAGGGCGCGTACCTGAAGGGCGCGTACCTGGAGGGCGCGTACCTGGAGGGCGCGATTGTCGCCGGTTGCGCTCTTGGCGTGCCAACGTTCGCGGCCTATCTGTCTGAGGTCGTGCCGCCCCTGCTTCGCGCTGGCGGACTGACTCTCCGCGCAATCCTCGACGCGGGCGCATGGGAATGTAACGACTGGGCGAACTGCCCTATGGCTGTTGCCTTCTCCGTCCATTCGCTTGATGATATTCCGGCCCTTCACCGTCCGCGCGCACAACAATTCGTGAGTCTCTTCGATGCGGGCCTGATCCCTCGATCTGTCGTCGAGGATGCGATCGCTCTCGAATCTTCGGAGCCGGCGGAATGACCGACCACGAACTGATGGCCACCGTCCGCTCCGAAGGCTTCGCCACAGCCACGCGGGCCACCGCCGCAGGAAGACGAACCAACACTGATGCCTTCCGGGGTTTCGTCGAAGGTGAATGGAAAGTCTACTCAACCAACCATCCCGAGGCGCAACAGCACAAGGCCGCGTTCATGCGCGGCGCGGGAATCAAGTCGTGAAGGACGCGAACCGCGCCTGGGTGAGGACGAAGCGCTGCCTCCTACCGAAGTACGAGCGGTCGTGCCAAGGTGACATCGCAGCGGCTCATCTACAATCCGGAGGACTCTCGATCAAGGGCTCTGACGCGTCGTGCATCCCGCTCTGCGCTCTGCACCACTCGATGCTCGATGCGGAAACGTTGCCGTGGCAGATAGTTGCCTACCTGTGGATGCAGTGCTGGGCACTTCGTGAAGAGTGGCATCGGAGGGCGGCATGAAGTGGTGGAACCTTCCGAAGTATCATCCCCTGCGAATTCACCACGAATTCACGCAGGCGAGTGCGAAGCTGCGGCGACTGAAGCGCGAGCTTGCCGCCGCCAACGCCGAGCCGTCACAGTGGCAGATCGAGCTCGAAGACCTGTATCCCGGTGTTGAGGCGATCCTGCGTCCTTCGGCAAAGCAGATCGAGAAGGCGCAGGCGAAGTGCAAGGCCGCATTCGAATTGTGGCAAGCCGCTGGCCAGCCAAACAATGAAGGCAAGCGAACGACTCACCGAAACCGCAAACGAATGACGGAACTGTTGAAGGAACGAGGTTGATTGAGTGCTGCTACCGATGGCCCCTCCGTTCATAGGAACCTACGGCCACGCGCCGGTGAAAATCGTAGCGGGTCACCCGGTAGCAGCACTGAGTCAACCCCGATAGCGGATTGACCAAAGGAGTAGCATATGGCCCTCAAGATCATCAAGGCTACCGACCCAATCAGAAAAGAACACCTGATCGTCGCCATCGTTGGCGTTCCAGGCTCCCGCAAGACAACGCTCGGCTTCACCACTCATCGGCCGTTGAACTTCGACTTTGACGAAGCGATCATTCGCGCCGGCGTGTTTCGCGACGATGCTGCGAAGGCGGAGCGCTGGAGCGATGTCGCGAGCATGACCGCTGAGGATCTCCAAGGCTTTGACACAGCCATCATCGACACCCTCGGCCGCGCGGTTGAGAAGTTCGGCCTTGACGTGATGGCCAAAGATCCGAAAATGAGCGCAGGTCCCGGAACCCCTTCTCAGTCAGGGTGGGGCCGCATCGGCTCCGGCTTCGTCAACTGGGTCAAGCTCCTCCGGAGCTTCCAGAAGGACATCGTCATCCTCTGCCACATGCAGGAGACGCCGAAGGGCGACAAAACGGAGAAGCGCATCCTCTGCGGAGGCAACATCGCGAAGAACGAAGTCTACATGGTCTCGGACATGATCGGGGAGCTTGCTTACGTGGGCGACAAGCTATTTCTGAACTTCTCGCCGGCCGACGCGTGGAGTAAGAATCCGGCTCAGTTCCCACCGATTGAAGTTCCTGCGAGCCTTCCGAAAGACTTTCTCGCGAAGATCATCGACGACGCCAAGGCGTATCTCAACCGCATGTCAGAAGATCAGATCGTCGTCTCCGCCGCCCTGGTCGAATGGAACGAGATGGTGCAGAAGGCGACGACGCCGGACGCCCTGAACAAGCTCCTGCCCGCGCTCGATCACATCGATTCGCGTGCCGTCGCCGCGGCGAAGGCCATCCTCTGGAAGCATGCCAAAGAGCACGGCATGACCTACGACAAGGACCGCAAAGCGTTCACGGAGAAGGCGGAGCCGGAAGTGCAGGGTGCGCCATGCTGAAACAGATCGAGTGCATCATCGTGCCCACGGTCGGTCCAGTTCCGATCGCCATCCTGCTGGCGGAAGGTGGTCCAGGACGAATCGAAATTCGTAAGGCTCTTTGGCTCGCAGGCTTTCAACCGGGTGATCGTGTTGTCATCCGTGAAGCTCCAAGGAAGGTGCGCCAATGAGAGTCGCGGTCTCGGATATCGATACCTACCGCTACTATCTCGACGACGAGGATGGCGACTTCGACAAGCTCCTGCGTCGGTTGAGGCGTGAGGAGCCCGAGACGATCGAGATGCGAGCCGGGAAGGCTCTGCATCGGTTTCTCGAGACCGGTGCTCAGCCAGGTCATACCTTCGGACTTTCGCTGGACGAGTCGATTTTGAATACACCGTTCGATGACGGCTACCAGAGCATCGACATCGACGGTTTCCGCTTCGACTTCTCCCGGCTCGAAGCAACGCTCCCGCTCCAGCCCCTCCGGGAGATCAAGGCCGAGAAGGAGTACATCATCAACGGCACTTCGGTCATGCTCGTTGGGAAGGTGGACGGCATGGACGGCCTCGCGATCGACGACCACAAGTTCACGACGAGTTACTTCACCCCGGATCGTTACTTCGACGCGTACCAGTGGCGCCTCTATCTCGACATCTACGAGGCGAACCGCTTCAAGTACAACATCTTCATCGGCAAGGGACTCGGCAAGGAAGGGAAGATCGAGACGGGCTCGGACGGCATCGCACGGGTGAAGCTGACCGACTTCGTCCCTTTCCCACTCGTTCGGTACCCAGAGCTCCACGCCGATTGTCTGCGCGTCCTCGGGGAGTACGTCGAATTCGCGAAGCGCTACCTCGTACCTCAGGAGGTCGTATGAGGTTTGAAAATTGATCCAGTTCGGCATCGACGCGAGGAACGGCCTCGTATGAGCCGGCGAATCACCCTCGCTGAAGCGCGGCGGCTGGCCCAGCGCGGCCAGATCAGCCAAGCCGACATGGACAGGCTTGAGCAGTCTATGCGCCGCCTTGCCCCGGTTCCGGTCGAAATCAAGCGGGTGCCGCTCGCTGAGCCGATCGAGTTTGGTGTGCCGATGGAACTGTTCACCGAGAATCGACTGCGGGCCATGAATCCCTACCATCGCGGCCGGCACGTGAAGGAGCAACGGAGTTGGGTTGCCTTGGCATGGCGATGTCACATGAATGGGCCAGACTGGCATAAGGATACAAAAGCGATGCACACCACGGGTCGGGTTTTGGCCACCGCTGGTCGATTCAATCCCGCTCTCCCTGTCATCGTAACCATGACCCGGATCGGCCGGCGGATGGACGAGCACGACTCTCTCCGCGCTGCGTTCAAGCACGTCTGCGATGAGATCACGGTGCAGCTCGGTCTGACGAACGATGACACGCCCCTCGTGGAGTGGCGCTACAGTCAGGAGCCATGCGCGGGGCGTCCGCCATCGATCAGGATTCGCGTGGAGGCCCGACCGTGAGCGAGCCGACTGCGCAGGAACGAGCCGAAGCCTTCATGAAAGTTCTCATGGATGGCGGGGCGCTCCTGATCAATCCCGATGATCTCGCAGAAGTTATACCAGGATCCTGGTTGGCAGCATTGATCGATCATCTCAACTGCTCTTACTGGTACCCGCCTCGTCGCGTGATCGCTCATCCTTACCTTGAACGCGGGACGTTGTATGCGATGCCCAAGAAGGATTTCAGGATGCTGGATAACCCGTTTCCGTGGAGGGCGCGATCATGAAACAGCCTGTCCATCTCTGCTGCCGCAATGAGCCCGTCCGGCAAGCCGTGAGAACGAGATGGCGCGGAACCGTGTTCGCTGTCACGCCCAGGCTGAGCGAGCTGCACAACCCGATTCCGGGTCAGTTCAGCGTGACTCACATTCCGACTGGACGAGCCGTGTGTCACTGTGGGCATTCCTTGCAGGACGCGAAACAACTCGCGAAGGCATTCGAGGAGCATGCGCGAATCTTTGATGCTGGCTCGTTCGGAGATCAACGATTCGTTCCAAACAGCGAACCGTGGCGCATCGCCCGGGCGATTCTCCTGTCGCCGGATGGCGGTTCTCACAATCTGTCGATGAGCGCCGAGCATGAGGCGCAACGATGAGGTCCCGTCTACCGCCGACTGCTGGAGCCTATTGATATCGGCACGGAGCCGTATGGATGCATCCATTGCGGATCACCAACCCATAGCGACAGCTATCACGATGTGCAGGTTACGCCGGCCGAACTGGCCCGCAGACTTGAACGAGCACAACTGGCTAAGGACAGGTTTGATTTGGGTACGAAACTCATAGAGGACGCGTTTAGCGAAAAGGAGAAACGAGAGATGGCAACGAAGAAGGCAGACCCGAAACCCGAAGCGAAGCCGAAGAAGCCCGCGAAGCCGGGCGAGTGGTATGTGTTCCCGCGCACCGGATTTTACGGTGACAGCGCAACCGATCGGAGAGGGAGCGCTCTCTGCTTCGCTCGTGGAGTCGCTGGTGAACTTGGAGGGAACGAGGATTTTCCTCCACGAAACGACGGAACTGGCGGCTTCGGGACGCAGCGCGAAGCACTAGACTCTCTGCGCACAGCGTCTCCGGGTCATTACCTCGTCGTCAAGGTCACGCACCGCCCCGTAGTCGAGCCTCCGAAGCGGACCTCTTTCATCGTCAGACCGAATCCAACGGTGAAGAAGGGAGGCGAATGATGTTCGATCCCACGTGTGGACTCGATCATGAAGAAGGCGCATGTCCACTGACGCGTGAGCCATCGCCGCCAGGTGCATGGCCCAGCTCGGCGATGCCTCCCCATACCTTCAATGCCGCTGAAGTCATGCAGCGAACTCTCGCCGACTGGAAACATTCCGAGCGGTATCGCCTCGCGGAAGCCTTCATCGTGGCCTCGATTCAGTATCACGACTTCCCGATTCGAGCGGCCTTCGGATCGTTCATCGATGACGCCTTTCTGCTGGCCGATGAGGTCCTGAAGCGCCACTGGCCGAAGCAGATCACAAAGGAGCATGCGCTATGAGCGGCAGAACAACAGCAGCGGCAACAGCCGGAGGTGGCGGGATTGGGCTCAGAGGGCTCCTCACCGTCGTCTTCGTTGTCTTCAAGCTGATCGGTGAGCACTTTCACACTCCGGTTGCAGACTGGTCTTGGTGGTGGGTGTTTGTACCGCTGTGGGGGCCACTCGCCGTCTTACTCGCCGGAGCGACCGCGTGTTTGCTGTTCCGCGGAATCGTGCTCGCTGGCGCGTATGCGATTGATGGTTTCCGCGCCGCCCGGAGGCGATGGCGTGGCGGATTCGGAACAGCGCGGAGGCGTCCGTGAAACCCACCGTGCCGTTCCCCTACGTCATCGGCCGGGGTGATCCTCCAGCTCCGACCGCCCAACCCCTCTCGCCGATCGATGAGCTGAGAGAACGTCTCGCTTCGATCGATGACCGGATGAACGGAGCCACACCGCGGGTACGCGCAAGCCTGCGGGACGAAGCCTTGACGGCTGTGCAGCACTATTTTGCGCGGAAAGTGAGTGGCAGGTGAAAATCGAGGCGCTTGGCTCAGAGGTTGTTCTCACTATGACTCGACGTGAAACCATGGCTCTTGCCGAATTGGTAGGGATGCTCGGTGGTAGTGGCCATCCCCTCGACTCGCTGTTCGAGAGGCTAGAGAAAGCGCTCGGTGCGCCCGACGATGCGCGCTATTCGGCATGGCGCGAACGAACGCGCCGGAAGTTGCGCGTTTTCCGAAAACGTTCATCAACCACATTGGCGTGATCATCATGGATCGCAAGGGCCACTTCGGCAAATACAACAACCCTCACTTTCCGTGCAACTCGTGGAGGAAGCCGTGAGCGCAACGCAGGAGCAACGTGGCACGGCGGGATGTGCCTGCCCGCGCGACTGGCATTTGCTGGGCTGCACCGTCAGGCAGCCTGCCCCGCCCCCTGCGCCCGTTCCGGATATGGCCTTGCGCCTCAAACTGCTGCGTCAGCGCGCGCATCTCACCCAACCTGAGGCGGCGGCCCGAAGCGGGATCGGCGTGAAGAGCATTAGTTCCTTTGAAACCGGCCGGCGCATCAACTCACTGAAGGTTTCGCAACTCATGGACCTGCTGGACTGCTACGACGCAAGCACGGCCGAATTCTTCGAGTGGGATGAATGATCGAAGCCGAGCACATCTCCCCGGTCCTCGGCCTCATCCGCCGTCGGAAGCTCTGCATCGACCCGATGTACGCCGGCGAACTTCGAAGGTTACGCGAGGACCCGAACGTCGGCAAGAGCTACTTCAGCCGACGGGGGATGACGGTGGACGAACTGGGCGAGGCGCTTTGGGATCATGGCTTCGTCCACTACCGTCCAGACTGCAACGAAGTCCTGCACCTCATTAACCAGATCTTCACACCGTCAAAGCTGCGCCGGCGGCGAGAGGTGGTAAGCATCGCGAGAGACCTCCTGCAGATCTTCGCGGACGGTCGGGAGTACTCGAGGCGCGATCTCCGGCGCATCCTGGCCCTTGATCCGGAAGTCGATCTCGGGAGGGCTATCCGCCGACTGCGCGGAAAGCCGTGGAATCTGACCGTCAGGACGCGCAGAGCCCGAGGCACTGTTCTCTACGTCCTTGACGATCATCGCAGCGCAGCGGCGAGATTGCGCTTGCCGGAGGAGGCTTACGGGGGGGGGCTTCGATGACTAGCGCGGCCAGCGCTCACGATGCCATCGGCATCACGGCTTCTTCTTCTCCAATTTCTCGATCCGCTTCTCGTGATCTACTCGGGACTCGTTGAGATTCGCGTATTGGTTTTTGAGCGTATCAATGTCTGATCCCATCTGGAATGCAATCTTGCCCTGTTGCTGCATCCAGCTTCGGACCTCGGCCTGTTGCTGCTGCTGGTTGGTGAGCATCTGCGCGGTCCGCTGGTCAATCAGTTCCTTCATTTCGATGGCGACGAGTTTGTCCTCACGAGCCATCTTGATCCCGGCCTTGGTGGCCGCGTAGTCACCAAGTACTCCGAAGGCGAAGCTGACGACCGCACACGAGGCGACCGCCACAGCATAGACGATCGCGTATACTCCCTTGATCCGCCGAAACCACGGCCCGCGATCGGTTTCACGATCGACGGCATGAGGCCCTGAGTGCTCCGGACGGTGCGTCATCGGCGGCGAGCACCCATCAGCCTGGCGTGCAGATGATGGCCTTGATGTCCGTCGAATCAGGCGCTCCGTAGCTGTAGCCGACTGGAGCGTCCGGCATCGTGTCGCCGTAGTTCTGGAGCGAACCCAATCCGACGCCTCGGGCGTCATCGTTGAGTCCGGCCCACACGCTCGGATTGCTCGGATCGGCCTGAAACACGGTGAACAGGTCGATCGAGTAGTCGCTCCCGTTCACGGTGACTGGCACGCCTCCGGAGACCTCGGCTCGGATGTAGGACATGGTTCGCCTCCGCCCGCGATTGTCTCATGAGTGCCGGAAGGAATCCATCACTCGTTGCCCTTCTCCCCGGCTCGGCGTTTCTCGGACTCAAGTTCCTTGACGCGTGCTTTCAGTTGGTCGTTCTGAATCTCTGCCTTCAAGTTTCGGAGATCCTCTTTCGTTGCCATCGTCTTCGACAGCCCGTCGAGAAGTCCCTTCAGCTCGTCCACCGCGCTGCGCCAGTTCTCGACCTTCCCCCAGCGACCGCCGAGCTTGAAAACGAATGCGCCGAAGCCGCCGAGGATGACGCAGACACCGAGGATTTGACTGATGAGGGTCCAGGTGATCGTCAAGCCTGTCGCCTCCACGCCGCGACGAGCCTGACCAGCAGCGTGCATGCCGCCGCGAGAAATACGGCCGTCACGCCTTCCATGATGATCAGCAGCCTCCACGTCTCGGCCCACGTCGTGACGCTGATGACGATGGCCTTGACGGCGAAGGAGAGAGTGCAGCAGCCGAGCAGTCGGAGGATCAGCTTCCCGATAGGGTCATCGATCCGGCCGGCCGCGGCGAACTTGATGATGGCGATGGTCGCGCCAGCAATGAGGATGACGATCTCGGCCGCGAAGTGGAGAGCGAGCCATCCAGCGGCGAGGTGTGACATCACGGCCAGCAGTGTACCGCAGATCGTCAGTGACCGCTCAGCGCTTCTTCCCGATTCGCTCCATCGGACCCCACGCTACCGCCTCGCACGCCTTGGCGATGAGGTAGTTGACCGATCGCCCCTCCCTCTTGGCGATGCGCTGGAGGGCAACGTAGAGCTTCGTCGGGAGGCGTAGGGCGTAGGCCGTTTCGTTGTCGCGCATTATGCTCGGCCCTCGCTCTTGACTCGCTCCAGTTGCTCGAACCATGTCCGTTGATCTTTCGGAATCTGCGATCCGGCTTGCGGTGTCGTGCAGTATGCGCAGAAACGAATAAGTGTGCCATCCTCCTCGCTCCGTTGGATTGCGCCCCAGCGGTGCTTACCGCCTTGATGCATCGGGCAGTATGCGCGGCTCATTTCGCACTCCTCACCGCATCGCCCTGGTCGAATTCATCTCCGAGGTGGTTGTCGTCGCTCATGATGTAACCTCATTTTCAGGTACATCATATCGCCGTCATATCAACTTGTCAAGTGGCAAGTTGGCGCAGAAACGAAAAACGCCGCCCCTTTCGAGGCGGCGCGTGCAGCGAAGGCAAAGGGCGGCACTGGTAGCGCTGGCTCGGTCGACAGACTGCCGCCTTTTTTGGCAGCACGCAACCTTAAGCCGTTTATTTCTGACGAGTTACGTAAGTCGACAGCTCCCGTGAAATTTCGTGCGTGAGCATTTCTTCGGTTCCGATGATGAGCACAGACCGTGTCGAGAGCGTGAAAAATGGCCACCCGAGACGATTTGGAAAGTGATCGGACGGTCGCAACCGATGGCTGGCAAATTCGAAGCCGGACCCCATCAGCGCATTCAATAACTATCAAACTGACCCACTACCAGGCGGCGGATCGACTCCCCAAGAATCGATGTTCTTCTTTCGTCATCAGGTGGTCAACGGAACGGCCCGCGTTGGCTGGGCGAATCCCCTGGCGTGTCCCGAACCGGTCGCAGTCGGCGTTCTGTCGGTGCCGTCAACCTTATCGTTCAAAGTAGCCTCGACGCGCTGAGCGATCCTGGCCGCCGCAACGGTCACCGGAGTGATGGTGAGCGTCGGCTGCACGACCGGAGCCGGAACGTCGAAGTTGATGGCGCTCATCGTCGGAGCGCCGTTGGTACGACTGCCAGCGATGGCCTCGGGGAGGAAGGCGATCATCAACGCGACGAGCGCCAGAAGGGCAATGGTGTACTTCATTGTCTATTCTCCTTTCCGTTCGAACGGAAGTTTGTGACATGCGAAATATAGGTCCGATCCGTCCGCCGCGCAAGGGCGGATCAGGATTCGGACTGCGCAATGGGTTGCCCGTGTTCGTCGTTCGTGTACGGATCGATGAACACGGAAGCCTTGCCGCGCACGCCTGGACCGGCGAGCCGCCGGATCAGCGATAGGAGCATGGCGAATTCGCCGCAGCCATCCATGACCGGGAATGCCTGCTCGCAATGAGCATAGCTGTAAGTGGTGCTCCCCATCATCGCTGTCCTCGTGCACGTGCACTCGCTTCCGTGTGAGCGCTTGACGATGTTGACGCGCTTCGCCGTGACTTCGAGCAGGCCCCATCCGGCCGGAAGTTCATCAGGCTTGAGAAGTCCCGGCTCCGTCATGAAATACCGAAAGCGTCCCATCCCGTGATTCGGCGAGCGTCGGAAGAATTTCTTCGCGTCGGCCGCGAAGTCCGAGCGGCTCGTCTTGCATTCGACGACGGTCGTTACTCCGCCGCGCGTCCAGCCGATCGCGTCCGGCGTTTCCATCGCGGCCGTGACCATTTCCGTGATCACCACCGGGCAGCGACATTGGACCTTGAGCCACTTTGCTGCCACAGCTACGAGATCGGCGTGATTCACATCCCCTCCCACCACGCCACAACCGCCCAAACGGTGGCGAGGCAGACGAGGGCGATGAGGAGGCGGGTCATCAGAGGAACGCCGCCCCGGCTCGCATCAGCGTCCATCCTTGAGCCGCCGTCACCTCGCGCCGTGCCACGGCCGCGACTACGTGTGTCTCGTACACCGCGAGTCGCCTCACGATCGCGCCGCGGCTCCCAAGTCCCAAGAAGCGCATCGCGGCCAGGACCGTGAGGTCGTCGGTCAGAGTGTCAAGAGACAGAGCTCGACGCGCAGAATGGTGGACGCTCTCCCGTGGATACTCTGGCGGTCGCCACGGTGCGCCAGTGGATCGTTCCCATCTCGGAAGTCCAGCCAAGTCCCGCAACTGCTCAGCGCGGTGCATCAGGTAACGGGCATCCCCCTCTGAGATGAGGTGGTTGGCTGATGCATCGACCACTGCGTCCTCATACCGGTCCAGCGTCCGTTGATCGGTCGAGACGAGGCCCGCAACATCCGCTGAATAGTTGCCGGTCGGCGCGAAGATATCGCAGGTATCGAGCACAAGGGCAATCCTCGCACAGTCGATACATGTCCAGTCGGCTGGGCACTTGAGCGACGATGCCGATAGCGTTACGGCAGCGAACGTCAGAACGGCGGCGAGTAGACTTTTCATGGGTTGCCTCCAAGTGCTCACGGCAGCTTCAGCCCAGCCGCGCCAAGTCCCAGCTTGACCGCGATGAAGTGCGCATCGACGTAGACCGGTGCGCAATCGACGTGCGCCTGTTCGAGCAGCGGATTCGCCGTCGCCCGTTGGATCAATCGCGTCTCCTCGATCGCCGATGCCACGCCATGCAGCCCGAGCGCCGGAGGATGGATCGAATCGACCAAAGCCAATGCCGATGCCCAGCACTTCGCTCCGATCGTGTCGCCGCCCTGTTGAGCGCGCGCCAGAGCGTTCAACAAGTCGGAGCGCAGCAAGCCGCCGCCCGGGGGGTCCTGAGGCGGTGGGAGCGGATCAGCGACGTTGCCGGTCGTTTCCGATGCCGACGCCCCAGCCGGCGGGGGTAGGTAAGTTGGATCACCAGGGCACGGTGGCACCCCGCATGGGTGCTTCACGACGGGTGCAGATGCGCAGCCCTGCATCAGGCCCCCGAGCGCGACGACGATGAGCAGGACGCCGAGAGTGAACTGTTCGATTCCGAATCTCTTCATGGCTTCTCCTTTTGGTTAATTGTCGCATGAAAGATGGCTGCAAAGCCATCAACCCGTGCGCCTCTTCCCCGTTCGCCTCTTTCGGTTCACTTCCCTGATCGTTGCCCGGAGATTTCCCAACCAGGGATCGTCCTCTCGTCGCGCAACACTCACAAGTTTCTCATGTGAGCAGGCGCGCACGATCTCCTCGGCGATGGTTTCGGCGTCGAATTGGTAGACGATCGCCAGTGCCGCCATCACGCCAGCATGAAAGTCTGCATCACCGCTGGTCATCATCGTCGGCGTCGGTTCCGTGGTAGTAACAATCCGGCGTCGGATCTTCTGGCGTGTCGGGATTACAGATGCACTGCGGTTCATCCTCTCGCGGATCGGGGTCAGACGGACTTGGCGGATCGTGGACGCTTCTAATTTCCCCTCCAGCTCGCCGATGATCCCGTGGAGCGCGTTGACGGTCCGCGTCGCGATGGCCCAAAGTCCGCTGTCGTCATTTCGCGCTTCGTCTAGATGCTTCTCAATCGAGCGAAGACGACCGATCTGTCCTGAACTGATTGTCTTTGGCCCTCCCGGCAGGCTGACGAAGTTCGGAGATCCACACATAGGGCAAGCGGGTACGTAAGTCATTTTGTTCCCTCCAACTCGCTGATGAGGGCGAGGATCGCACGCTGCGTCTTGGTGAGCCGGTTATGCGTCGGCTGTCCCGTCTCGGGAAGCGGTCAGGTGGCGCTTCCGCGACCGGCTCCGGTCCCGCCGCTTCGAGGATCATTGCGGCAATATTCCGGGCGGTCATTGAATTGAGCATTGCGCCAGATGCGTCAAGGTACACGTCGCCAGGACGAACATCGCCGCAGCGCTGACCTTGAACAGTAACCAGCTTGCCATTTGCTGCTCTGAAGTAACTCACTTCTCCCCCTTCGCCAGCTCGGCGAGTAGCGCGTCAAGGCCACAGGTGCAAGACAATCCCTCGCCCCAAACATGTGGGCATGATGACCGATGGGCAGAATATCCCCGCAGCTTCGCGATGACCTCGCGGCAACGGACGTGAGGGTCCATATCCAGCGGCTCGGCGGACGTGAACGATTCGGGACAGTCCTGCCGTGCACAGTCATCTGCATTCATGCTCTGGCACGTTGGGCAGGGAAATACCCGCTCTGCTGCTACGGCTGGCGGCTCGGCGTAAGGAGGTCTGGAAGCGCGCGAGTAGATACAACCGACAATTCCCGGTTCGTGGAAGTGATTGTGTCTCGGACACACGCAAATAGCCTGTGTGGTCATCGGACTCGCCTTACCATTTTACTAGTCGGGATCAATGCCGAGCAGTCGCAATCAGGCACGAGGCAGTACGTGCCAGCATGTCGCGTGCCATCATCCCGAGCGTGCATCTCGGTCGAGTGGCCGCAACCTGTTCGGGTGCACGTCCACTCGGGTGATACGTGTCCATCGCAGGTATTCGGCTTCGCGCCATCCTCCGCCACGAACTCAAAGCCCGAACCGGAACTCCTGTTCGCGCAACCAACTCGATGCGCGCCCATCGCCTGCGGGTTGATGTGGAGGGCGTCGCAGTAGCGACAGCGGATTTCCGGTTGGATGCTCATCCCGTTCTCCGCTTGCTGCCGTCAGATGTCTTGCGGGACAGTGGTATCGTATGTCTTTCGTGCACTCTCCGCTGACATCCGAGCACGTTGACGCATCGATATCCATTGGCCGTGATCTGCGTCTTGGTGCGACCCGAACCGCAACGTATACAGCAGCGATACCGACTCATCGCACCCTCCCCGACTTCGCCTTCAGCGCTCCGCTCGATCGCTTGATGGTCTTGCAAGACTGTCGGCGCTCGCGGGCGATGGCGATGAGGCTCGCTGTCGTGATGCCTTCGTCGTTATGCCATAACTCCACAGTCTGCAACGGGATCGAACTCCAGCATGTCCAGCAGATCAGATCAACGGCCGGTGAACCGGAATGGCCCGTTCCCGCTGGACCTCCGCAGACGGGACACTCTTTCGGCACGCGTTTCGGGGAGTAGCCGCGCGGGCTCATCGGTCGTCTCCACACGCCAGCTCGTAGATTTCCGAAATCTCTTCCTGTCTCATCTCCTCAAGCGTTGGCGTCACTGGCCCATCGACGGCCATACATCGGTTGTCTACTGCATCAATGATCTCCGCAATACGGCGAAGTCGCTCTCGGTCGGTCACGTTGCCTCCTCAAAGGTATTCATCGGCCTGCCGCTGCGCCCTCGATCTATGATCGCCGTGGTAGTAACAGTCGGGGGTTGGTTCGGCATCAGGATTGTCCGGATCAGCACAGATGCACTCAGGGTCGTCCTCAGAGTCGGGCGGGGAGAAATAGCCTGGATACTCATAGAAGGTCGGGTAAAAGCGTTCCTCGCTCACGGCTGCCCCCCAACGTACGGATAGTCAACGAAGCCGATGACCTCTTCGCAGATATCACAGACCGTTCCGTCATCAACCTGAACGGGGAAATCGGAGACTTCATCGGCATGCCAACACCGATGCTCTCCGGCTTCGACAACCAGCGCATCACCTGTAGCGAGGATAACCTTCGTCGCCCTCACGGCTTCCCTCCCATCCAATGGTCCGTCATCGATCGAAGCAACGCCGGTTGCTCGAACGGCAGGTCCATCGGCACCTCTACTGTGACACCCTCTCTCGCGTTCGGGTCCACCGGCAACCAGCGGCACCCGCTGAGGGTCGTACAGACGCCCAGCCAGTGAGCACCGGCGTATACCTCCCACGGGACGAACAGGTCGTACGCCGCCCCTGGTGACGGGTACCCATGAATTGCGAGGTAGACGTGCAGCTCTTGGCCGCTGCGTTTCCAGTCGTGAATGAGGAAACACTTGTCGGCGAGGTATTCGTAGTTGACGTAGCCGGAGTATCGCTCAGTGCCGAATGGGCCGTGCACGTCCGAGTCATCACACAGCGTTGGGAGAACTGGCTCCGGCGGGTTGCTCGGTCGGCGAATCAGCGCTGCCATCATGCGTGGCGAGACGATGGGCTGAGGTCGCGGCGGCGCGTCCCAATCGCCGCGGAAGTCGTTCAACGACGTTGACCACGTCGGCAGGCCCGAGCGCGCGAGGGCGACGGAGGAGGAGCGCTCAACTCTTATGAATGCCGGACTTGCAATCTTCGCAACGATCTCCGACTTCGCGGACTTCGTGATGGCATCCGCACTCGCAACTGCAAGTGATTTCAAAGAATTCTGTGGTGTCGTCCATGCTTGTCCTCCTGCCGCTATCGCGGCTCTACACTGCGCGATCGATGCCACGTCCGACCGTCCGCAGATCGTCATCGTCGCCGCGGTGTATGGCTGGACCTCTGCGGCCCAGCACGGGTTGTCCCACTCCGGCCTGTAGCGAGTGTAATGCGTCGAACGGCCGAAGCCGTCAACGTACCCATCGCTCAGCGGACCGGGGACGAATAAGGCGCAGTCGGGAATGGATCTGGCCACATCTCGTTGAAGTGGCGGCAGCGCTTGCACGTCACCGCGCTCTTGTCGGATGTCACCTGGATGCTGTCTGAGAAACTCGAGCTGCTGCACCCCGTCCCGAACTTCCAAGTTTCCGACCGGTAGTGTACGATCGCTATCCGTTTCGGCATGTGCTATTCCTTTCGTGGCGACAGCCCGATGATCTTGCGGCATCGCTTGCAGGTGACCGCTCGGCGGGAAGATGTCGTGTTGAATGATCCTTGGCGACCGCACGACGTTGTGTACCGACCCATGATCTCCACCAGATAATGCTCCACCGGTCCGCGTGATTTCATTGTCCGCTCCCTTCTGCTGGCACTCGGCCAGCGCTTTTCGTAGTCGTGCGTTTTCGATCCGCAACTCGGCGAGATCGTCGAGCACTCCGCCGCCCGTCGTCACCTGGCCAGCCGTATCGACCGTCGCCGTGACGGGGCGCATGTAGTGCGGCGTTGCCGTCTGGCGGATGGGCGGACAGCGATTGGGCTTGTTCTCGGTCAGAACAATGAGCGCTACAATCGCGGCAACGACAACGGTGATCTGGATGCGAACGTCACCTAGCCAGCGGGTCATGCTCGCTCCTTTCCCACAAACGCGTTCTGCTCGCGTGCCGGGCTTGAGTACCGGCTGACCACCCGCACTAGCTTCACCGCTACTCCGCGCACCTGGTGTGACGTAATGCGCTTTCGCGGCCGTGGAACCCGAAAGAGATCAACCGCACGTCCCAACGGCACTCCTTCTGAGTCGGCCTTTCCAGCATCCACTATGTCCGTCCACAGTGACGCGAGCAGATGACTCAAAGATCCGCACTTCAAAACCTCATGGCTTGCCTCGTCCATGAACGGCTGCCCCTTTGCGTACGCTCTGACGGGTGGCGCGACTCAGCAAACCCGTCTTGCATCGGTTTCGCGGTGCCAGACCCGCGACCGACCATCCCGAGGGACTTCCTATCGTGGTCGCTTACCTCCTTTCCGCTTTCGAGCATTCACGGCCTTCCGGGCGATTTCGCTTCGCCGCTTCGCGCTGAGCTTCTTCGCCCGAGCTGGACCGCCCTTCTTCCCGAGATCGGAGAAGTAACGGCTGATCTCTTCTCGTTTCATCGCAAGCTCGCCGCCGAATAGGCCGACGCTGCGGGAGCCTGAAGGCCTTGCGTGAAGTTTACCGGGATTGCGCAATTCGTCCCGCGGTTGATGAACGCTGCCGCCAATTGTGTCGCCTCTTCGAAGCGTTGACCCCTGACCTGCTCAGGATGCGCTACGCGAAAGGGCGCACAAGAATTTCCACCTCGTGCAGCTTCTCCACGTACTCATCGCCGAGGCTCCGCGCCGCCAAGACGGCAACCTGCTTCTCATCGATGGCGACGACGAGCCGGAGACCTTCCGAAATCAGTTCGCTCTTCGGCGACTCGCCGCGCTCGGTCTGATCCTTGGTCGGGGTTGGGTGGTGCAGTACGGCATACTCGAACAGTCGTCCCTTGGTCATGTGTTGATTTCTCCTTCTTGACCGTCAAGATAGCGCCGGCCGCGGAGAATGTCAAGGATTGAAATTGAATTTTTCCGGCGAGGGTCACGGCTTTGGATGAAAGACGAGTCGTCCGCCCGCGGGAATCTTCCCCTGCTTCTGCATGGCCTGCAGCCACAGGCGGATGGGCCGGTTTGGAAGTCCGATCTTCTGATTCGGCTGAGGAGTCGGGAAGAGGTCTTGCGGATCGCTTTTAGCCATCATTTCACTCCGTTGATGAAGCCCTGAACGATCCCGTAGGGAATCGGCGTCTCTGTTCCATCGGGAGCAACGTAGACAGCCTTCCGACCCATGAGGTACTGCCGGATGAGGTCGGGCTTCGGCCCTACGGCCTTCACCGCATCAGTGAGGACGTTGTGCACGGCCGCATCGTGCCCGAAGGTGTCCGCCGCAGAGTGCGCGACCTTGACGGCCGGGGCATCGTTCTGCGCGGCCCACACGGCCATCTGAAGCGGAGTGAGAGGCGCTTGCCGTCCAGCCCCGACCCCGCGGACGATCGAGGGATGCGCCGCGTCTGCCGCCGCTTGGAGTTGCGCGAGTGATGGCGGCTGTGACGGCGCTGTCGTGAACGGTTTGACGGCTGGCCCTGTCGGCGGCTTGCTCACGGGCGCGATGACGTGCGAGTCGCCCTCTGGCATCTGCCCGAGTCGCGTTCCAACATCTCGCGCGCCTTCCGCAACTTGGAAGCCTTGCGGCGCTTCAGTCGGTGCTGGGCCGAGCTGCTTCGGAGGATTGCCCATGTTCCCCGGCGTGATCTGAAGTGGCGGCACGGGCTCGTTTCGAATCGGAGCATCCGAAGGAAGCACTGTCTCATGTGGCCCGACGATTCGGCCGGCCGCAGAAGGCTGTTCGAGTGCGTTCCCGAGACGTGACTGAGCCAAGGCGATGCGCGTTTGCATGCCCGGACCTTCAACAACGTTTCCGAGACGGTTGCCGAGCGCTCCCCCGACTTCAGCGCCGATGACGGGATGCCCGAGCGCCGCCCCGACGACTCCACCTCCGGCCATCCCGGCCGTGCTCCACTTCATGAGCCCCGGGCGAATCATCGCGTGAGCAAAGTCGCCGATCGTCTGAGGCTTGGCACCCCGTACGGCTCCATCGATGAGATCACGCGCTTGGATGGCATAGCTCAGATCGTTGTTCGCCTTTCCCAGCGGTTCGACCGAATTGATGGGATCCCGCAGAACCGCTGCTGCCTTCTGATAGACCGCTGCCTTCGCGGCCGGATCGAGGTCGGTGCCATCGTTGAATGCGCCGCCACTTTTGGCCACCTGATCCCAGCGATCGCGCAGGGCGACAAGATCCGCCGTTGTCACCGTGTCGCGCGGCGCGGCCTGGCGCACCTGGCCGGTGAGTTTGTTGATGAGTTTCAGCGCTTCGGGTGAGGTCGGGACTCCGGAGTCAGGAGTTAGGAACTCTCCCTTGAGGCCCTGAAGGTTCTGGATGATCGGTACGACCTTCTGCGGCACAGCCCCGTGCTGGTCCTCCATGTCGATGAGATGCTGGGAGTGCGCATCGACTTCCTGGTTGAGCTGGTCGAGATGCCCTTCTGTCGCGAGCCGTCCCTCGGCCATCATGCGCGGAATGACCGCTTCCTGAAGCCGGGGATTGTCCGCGGCACCGAGAGCTTCGGAGTATCGAGCGACGGCCGCATTCTTGAGTGCCGGAGAGATGGCCGATGCGTGCTCCGCAAGCGCTCCAGCCATCTTCGCTGCCGCCGGAACGATCTTTGGAACGATCTTTGGAAGTGCGGCCATCGTGGCGAGCGAGGCTCCCGACTGCGTGGCCTGAAGGTTCTCCTCGGATGTTGGCGGACGGCCTTCAGCGACAGCGGCAGCGGGGCGTGACACGTCGAAAACAGGTGCCCCTACGATCGGGACGGCTCCCGCGTTCTCGCGTCCCGTAGGTGCCCTTCCTGAAGCGTAAGCTGCGCTCGGAGCCGCAACACCCTGCATGAGATTGACGGCCTGTCGGGCCTGCGCGAGACCTGGCAGAGCAAAGTCAGCAGCAGCTTCACCAACCGTCGATGGCACGCCGAGCGCAGCGCCAACGCCTTGGACAGCCGCTCCAAGGTACCCGCCGACGCCTGGATCGTTCTTCCCCGCGTTTGGATCGCCGGTCGCGGTCGGAGGTGGGTTGGCTTTCCGCATGGCGATCGAGGTTCGCACGTCCGGTTCGAAGCCGGTGACTTGGCTTGCATACTCCGGATGTTTCGCGATGATGGCCTGCGTCAGCGCGCCGTTATCCATATCGGCATAGACCGGATACTTTTGCTTGACCAGCGCGGCGAAGTCGTCAACCGAAAGGCCCATCACTGCCCTCCGAAGAGGCCCAGCGGGTCAGAGGTCGGTCCCGCAGCGGCCGGCCCCCCGGCGTCCCCCGTCGCACCTGTGCGTCCATAGGACTGCTGTTCTTGCCGCACCTGTTCGAGCTGGGCGAGGAGCTTCGAGGTCTTGTCGAAGATTTGGGCTCTCGTGTCTTTGAAGCCGTCCCCGGCGTGCTGCATGGCCATCTTCAGGGCCGGGTAGGCCCGCGAGCCGCCCTTGAGCAGTCGAGCTCCAGCCTGGACCTTAAGCATCTGGAGGTTGGCAAGCTGTGACGACGGACTGTCATCGGGAGGCTTCTTCCCGAGCATGTAGAGGCCGTAGTCGATCGAGTCCCGATCGGTGAGACCGTTCTGATCCTTGTAAGGGGCATAGGCGGCTTGGACCTTCTTCGCCTGGGCAATGATCGGCTCGATCTCCGCGAGTGCTGTTGCCTGCGCCGCTTTGAGCGGCGTCTTCTGGATCGCCGTGACGTTCTCGGGCTTGGCCAACTGCTCGACGACGGCCTGCTTGACCTTCTTGTCGGCAATGCGATCGAGCACCACTTTCGGATCGAGCCCCTGCTTTGCGGCTCCGAGCGCGGCGGCGGTGAGGTTCTGTACGGCCGGAGAGAGCGTGCCGTCCTCCGTGAGGCCGGCCGTCACGGCCTTCGTCTTTGCTCCCGCCAACCCGGCAGTCGCGTATTCGGCCGTGGCCGTTGCCGTGTTCTTCTTTGCTTCGGATGCTCTGACCGGCCCGAGCTGAGCGAGGTTGGCCGTCTGCTCTCCTGTCGGTTGCGACTTGTCCTCGATCGCCTGACGAGTCTGCATCTGCGGAGGAAAGCTCTGAGGATGACCGTACACGTCCGCCGCGTCCTGTTGCTTGACGAGGTCTGCTGGCATAGCCGCTCTGTACCCGGCCTGATAGGCTCCGGCCTGCGCGACGGACGCGGGTGTGCTCGGGATCTGTTCGATTGCCTTCTGCACCATCCCGGTGTGGAGTTGTTCATCGGGTGTCGGCGTGTGCGGCGGGAGCTTCGATGGATCGAGCAGATAGCTCTTCACCTCGTCTTGAAGCTGAGGATAATAGGCTGCCTGTTGATCGGCCGGAAGGGCCATGAAGGCGCGGGCCACGTTCTGATGCTGTGCCGCCTGGAGGGCTTGGGTCTGCCGCTGATTCTCGGCATCCTGCTGCTCTTGCTGGCGGCGCGCGGCTTCCTGCTGGGCGATGAAGTTATTCAACCCAGCGAGCAGGATGTCATTGTTCGGCGGTGCTGGGCGTGACATTTCGATCAAGGCCATAGATTTTCCTCAAGGCTTGAAGATCGTATTACCAGGCGGCAGACTATTGCCATTCCCGAGGATCGCCTGAAGCATCGCCGGAGATAGGCCAGCCATCCCAAGAAGCAGGTTGTAGTAGTTCTGCTCGCGCGTCACGTCCTCACTTCCGAGACCAAGCTGAAGCTGAAGCTGTCGGTTCGCTTCGTCGTTCTTCATGTTCTGATCGATGGCGTATTTCTGCGCCGTCGAGTTGAGAACCGCTGCGGAGTAAGCCGCGTTCCCGCTGGCGGCAAGGCCCTGCTCCTGCATCTGCGCTTTGTATTGCTCGATGAAGACATTCTTGTCGATGCCGTACTTTTGGATGGTCTCGTTCTTCGGGTCGTTGAGCCAGCGCTGAAGATCGTCGTTCGTCTTGATCTGCGCGCGCTGGGTCGCATCGTTGAGGTCAGCGATGTACTTCTGCATCCCGACCTCCGTATTCGTCTTGGCCAGCTCCGTTTGCGCGGCCTGATCCGCGATGTACTTTTGCATCGCCAGTTGCTTGTCGGCTTGCGTTCCTTGGAACTCGTAGTCAGCGAGCTTGCCTCCCTGCTCCGCTTGCAGATTGGTGAGGGCCTTCCCCATCGTGTCGCCGAAACCGCCCGAGTTGATGTTCCCCGAGAGGGCCGCTTGTGCGCGGAGCTGACGTTCCGTCTCTGCCGTCTGATTCGCAAAGAGCGGTGCGAACAGCTTCTCATACTGCTGGAATCCCGACGTGTCGGGGGCGGCTGGAGTGGCCGGAGGCGGAGTCGTCGCTGGTGGCGTTGCAGGACCAGCGGGAATACCCGGAGGCGGCGTTCCTGCCGGAGGCGGGGAAGGCGGCGCAGTAGCGGGACCGGGTGGCGTGCCGGATGGCGGAGGCGTGCCCGGCGGGGGCGTGGAGGCGGGCGCGTCAGGCTCAAGGCCCCCACTGTAGGGGTTGACATGAAAGCCCGGTGGCACCGGCATTCCGCGCTGCCAGTAGGGAACAGGGGTCGGTCCGCCCGCTGGCGTGTTCGCCGGCGGCGGTGTCGTCGTCGGGCCATCTGTAGGTGGCGGCGGCGTGTACATGCTCGGACCCACGTCAAAAGGTCCCGTTGTCGTCTGAACGGGATTCGTCACGGACGGTTGTCGCCGCGGAAGAGGAGTCGTAGTTGTCGTTGGCGGCGAAGCGTTCGGGTCCGGCAGTCCGCCCGTGCTTGGATCTGGCGTCTGGTCGAGGGCGTTTCCGGCGGGCGTGTACTGCGAAAATGCCCACACCTTGCGCGTACCATCAGGATTGAGCCCAGAGCCGCCGAGCACGGGAGGCGTGTATCCCGGCGTGTACACAGTACCGGGCGGAGTGCCCTGCTGCGACTGAGCGGGAGCGGCGGGAGGCGTGCCGGATTGTGGCGTCGCCGGCGGGGTAGTCGTGCTCGGCGGGATATAGGGTGTCCCGTCCGTGTTCATCCCCGGTGTCGTGATCGGCACCTCACCGAGGAACGGATCGTAACGCATACCGGTCGGGATGTTGCCAACGCTGGCACGGTTCCACCAAGGCATCGGTGTAGCTCCCGTGGCAGCAGGAGGAGGGGGCGGTGGCGCGTTCGGATCGGGGAGCGCAGATCCATCCGGAAGCGTCGCTCCCGGTTTGAGTGTCGTGTCGCTTGGATTCGGAGGGTTCGGTGTCGTCGCCCTGTGACGCGTCACGACTGGCGGCTTCGTTGCTGGCGGTGGCTTTGTCGGATCACTCGGCGTTGTCCCCGGTGCAGGCGTACCCGGCGGGGACGGAGTGTCCGGGGTACCGGTTCCCGTACCCGTGTCGGTCCCGCCGTCCTGGTTGAGGATGTTCGTCGCAATGTGGCCCTTGAGGTTCGGTGGTGGCGGGGTGAGCCCTGTCCATACGCCTGTGGCCGGACCGAGCGGTGACGGCGCTGAGGGTGGTGGCGGGGTGCCGATGTAGCTGTTGAGGGCCATCGTCAGGAATGGAGAAGGTCCTGGCGCTGGAGATGGCGCAGGAGCGGGCGCAGGAGTGGCGGCTCCCTGCCGACGCATCTTGAGCCACTGACTCACCTGAGCGGCGTGATTGACCATCGCCTCAAAGGCGTTCCCCGCTGAGGCGTTCGTAGAGCCCGCGCCGGAGCCCGCGTTCCCGACGCTGTTCGATGCCGATCCGGGTTGATACTGCCCGACCTGTCCTTGCGGCCCCTGCTTCGACGGATCGAACTGACTCGGGTCGAAGGAATTCGCTCCATAGCCCCATGGTGAGGTCATGGCTTGACCCCCGGTCCCGTCGGGAGAGGCGTTGGATTCGTAGGCAATGGCTGGGAACTCCCGGGGCCGTAGTGGTTGTAGAGCCACTGCGCGGCGGTGACGGTAAGCGCTCCGGGTAATCCTGCGCCAGCCCCGGCGATTGTCTTGAGAACCATCCAGGCGCTCGGGTGATCGCGAATGAACTGCTCACCCCAGGTCACGATTCCTGGCTTCTGTCCTGGCGGGGTTGACCCAGGAGGAGAGGGATGCCAACCGGGCGAGGTCTGCCAAATCTCCTGCGGGGTCTTCTGATCGGCGGGAAGGGCGGCGTTGATGTCGTACCCCGACGCTCCCTGATTCGTCATCGCTCCGTAGATCGTGTCATCATTCCCGGTGCCCCCTTCCTGCGTCCTCATCGTTCGGGCATTGCCGCCGAGGTTCGCTCCGGAGAGATTCGGCATCGAGTTCTCCTGCGGATTGCCGTTCTTGTCGTAGTTCGTGGGAGGAGGGGTGCCGGTCGAGTTGGCCGTCCCGAGAGCGCCGGGAATCGTCCCGGCTCCGCTCGGTAGGTTCGGGAGTTTCGAGAAGTCGATGGACGGCATCCCGATCCCGCCGGCGAAAGGCTGTCCCTGAAACTGCGGGGCGTTGAAGTGAAAATTGCTCGGGTTGATCCCGTTGAGACCCTGAAGGAACTGCTGGGCGTAGCCGCGGACATAGGGAAGCCCCTGCTGTTTGAAGAGAGCATTCCACTGATCGGTTGGAGACAGGGGAGCCTGATAGAACGTCGGTGGCCGATTGGCCGCGTTCTTAGCGTCGTTCCGCGCCTGCTGATTGAGATAGTACGACAACCCAAACCCGAGAAGATCCGTGCCGGTCGAGTCAGCCATCGTTCACCTCAGGGACAGCTTCATTTGGCCCCACACTCCCGTAGCGTTCGTCGTCGTCGCCCAAGTTCCTGTGATCTTGATGAGCGTGATGAATGTGCTACCCACCAAAGTATACATCGGGCCGATGACAGGCGTTCCCGTCCCGTCGTCGTAAACGTAGGTTGCATCCATGCGCCGTCGCGCAACCTTGCTGACCGGAATGGCGATCCGTAACTCAGCGGGGTTTCCCGCCACCGACGTGGAGATCACGCGGAAGTCCACGACCATCTCATCACCGTCAAGGCGATACGCATAGGTCTCGACGTTTCCGGAAGCCACCGTCCACGATCCGGCGTTTGATGTGAACAGTGAGCTGGCGAACGGCGCGTCCTCCCATTGCCGCTCTGTCGCCTTCTCTACGTCATCCATGGTCGCCACGTTGCGCAAGTTGATCTTGAGCGCCGTGTTGATCGCCGGAATGGAGAGGTCGGGAACAGGGTGGAACTTGTTCACGGATGCCACCCCGAGTTCCAGAGATCGAGAGCCATGCACTGCTCGGCACCTGCTGGGCAGTACGGTGCAGCCCAAAGAACATCTCGCTTCTGACGGCCGTAGCAATCGGTGAGGTTTTCGCCGCCCCAAGCGATCTCTGATCCGTCCGAAAAGAGCATCCAGATCGAGTATCGGCCGGTGACCGTCCATTCGCAGGGCGGCCGTACGAGTCTTGATCGCCCGAGCGCGCCATGAGCGAAAAGGAGAAGGACGAGAAGCACGATCGCGCGCTTCATAGGCTCGCCCCCTGAACGGTCGGGAGCTGCTTCGGCCATTCCCCGCGCATGACACGCATGGCTGCTTCGGCCCTCGTAATCGAGAAGTTCGCCGCTCCGGCCTTCCCGGCATGAGCGACGGCGATTGTCAGGCTCTCGCCGAGCTGAGGCCCGACCGGAAGGAATAGCGGCACGGACTCCCCGCCAGTCGAGAGCGGGGACATGGTGAGCGTCGCGGTCTTCGGAAAGGTCTGCCCCTGATCAAATGAGACCTTCGCTGTCACTGTCTGCCCGGACTGCGAAGCCGTCGCCTGATGGAACATCCTGGCCGAATCGAGCACGGCTTCGAAGCGCGGCGCGGAAGCCTCGATCGGGGCGAAGGTGACCTGAGCCGTCACCGGCCAGCTTCCACCGGCCGAGTCAATGTCATTGGAGCTCGAAGGATCGAGCCGCCGCACTTCCTGTTGGGAAGCGCCGGGATAGGCGATGAGGGCGTACATGTTGAGCGTCTGAGGATCATAGATGAGCGAGGAGACCTCGGCCGTCGTACCGCTGCCGGTCGCGATGTCGAGCCGGAACCATTCGCCCGAGTCGAGATACATTCCGTGAATCTTCGCCTTTTGCGTATAGACGTAGAGAATGCGGCGGCGGCGGTCGATGGCCAGGATGGGCGTGTTGTAGTTCGCCGCCTGATTCTCGACCCACGATGACGTGGCCTTGTTCATGACCTCTTCTCGCATCGCTGGCCCGCAGAGCGGTTGAGGGGCCTGCGCCCCACCCCCGGTCCACTTGCCGGGCATGTACGAGTAGACCTCGTTCTCCCCGATCCAGTAGGCCATCCCATCGAGGCTGTCGAAGGCCCGGTGATGGAGGCATCCGACCCCCACGAAGGTATCCTCGATCGCCAGCGGATTGTCAGGGTCATCGGTCCCCTGAAACATCCCAAACGCGTTCCGCTTCATCGCAAAAAAGCGTTCCCGGCAGACACGAACGCAGGTCACGTGCCCCGGCGCTTCGACGAGTTGGAAGGTGTTCGAAGCGCGGATGACGCCCGGCTGGCTCGTCTCGCTCCAGCCGATGTCCGCGATGTCCATGATGACCGCGCCGGTTGCCTCTCGATTAAAGAAGGGGTACTTGATCGTGTCGAGCGTGAGCTGCTGGCCCCGATTGGCTTTCCTCGGATCTGTCGCCCCGAGGCCGTCCGTGTACCCGACCTTGACGCTCGTTGGAGTCCATCCGGTTGGCGTTGCGATATTGCCCCACTTCAGCCGAACCGCGAGACCGATGTTGTTCGTATGCGGCGGGATCGTCGCAGAGCACCAGTAGGGCTGAAAGTCGAAATCAGTTGAGGCCGTTGGCAGCGTCACGTCCAACGTGCCGAATGATTCCGAGCCCATGTTCGTCCAAACGAGCGTGCCTCCGTCAGCCGTTGTCCCGCCGCGCGTCGTCCCCCACGCTGGCTCACCGCCTCCGGAGGTGCCCGCAGTTGAGCACCGATAGTAAAACCCGTTGCGCGCCGCCAACGGAATGATGATGTCTCCGACCGAATAGGCGAGACCTGTGCCCCATGTCGTCGCCAGGAGGACATCCAAGGTCAGCGGCGCAGAGTAGGCCGGATCTTCGTTGCAAAGGTCTGATCGATAGATCGCCCCGAGGGGAGCAGAGTTGGCTGGGATTGAGTTGTTCGTCGCCAAAATCGTGGCGTTCGCGCTGGTTGTGCTGGTTGGCAAAATGCGATAGGTGGTTGCCCCGCCGGTCGTCTGCGATGACGACGAGAGATTGGTGAGCGTCCATGCGGCATCGGCTGGACTGTATGCCGACTGCCAACGAACGAGGGTGAGCAGGTTCTGGACGGAGGCCTGAATCCACCCGAAAAACAGGCGGTCGATGAACGAGCATAACGAAAAGGATTGGAACGCGGTCGGAATGACGTTGGATCCGTACAGGGCGGCACCAGTCGGTGCACGGGATGTCCCGTTGAAGTTGAAGTGCGTCGTCGTTCCCTGTGATGTGGACGGCCCAGCCGAGCCGTTCGCGTACAGATTGCCGTGTAGGTTCGCGTAGTCGCCGATCGTGCCGAGGTACTGCTGAAGAGTGACTGCCGCTGCGCTGAGGGCCGTCCACGCTTCTCCGCTCGCGGCCTTGAGGGAGATTGTTTCTGTGAGTGCTCCCGAGTCGCCCTGGAGTGTCATGAGCCGCTTCGAGGCGGTCGCGAGATCATCCCAAAGCGCGAAGGGCGAGAGGAGTCTCCCCACAGAGGAGACTTTCGAATCGTAGAGCCATGGGTCACGCTTGACCCACGCCCCGGCCGCTCGAGGAACGAGGTTGAGCATGTCGAGCGTCTGGCCCGGCGGGATCTTCGCCGCGTCCCCGCCAGAGAACTTTCCCCCAACCCCGAGCGGAACCGTGACGCGCTTCGCCATCAGGCCACCCTGCCTTGCGCTCCAGCGATCTGCACGCGGCGCGATTCCTTGAGGCGTTCCTTCCCGACGAGTCCCGCGACATTCGAGATCCGGCTCACGAGTTCCTGTCTTTTCGTGGCCGATTCTTCGACCCATCCACGCTTGCTCATCGTGATCACGGTGGCGAGGTCGATGACGAAGGGATGCCACCTGGAATGCATCATCAGCACATCGTTCGGATTGACGAGGTACGTCTCGGCCCTAATGCCGCGGACGACAAGTTGCGTTCGGTAGTCGGTCGGGCTCGCTACCGGCGTAGGCCAGAAGTTGAGGAGCGAGCCAACACGTTGGTAGCGGATCGGCCAGCCGGTGGATGATTTAGTGAGCTGCCCGAACTGGACTTCGTCCGTCTCCTCGGTCATCGGGTACTCGGTCGTCGCCGAGGGATCGTAGGCTGTCTGGAGTTTCGTGTACGCGACCGAATCGAAGACCAGCATGTCCTCCGGGAGCTCGAGATACCCCTGTCCAGTCACGGTGACCTGATACCACCGCCAGCGACGAAGCTCCGGAAAGAGGTTGATTCGCCGCGGGTCATCGCCGATCGCCATCAAGACGAACTCATTCCGCGCCTCGTTGATGTAGTTCGGGAGGAGAGAGAAGTGCGGATCGGCCGAGGACATATTGTCGCACTGCAAGGCGACGCGCGTCTTCATTGAAGAGAAGGGGACCGCCTCGGCCGAGCCGGGCCAAGACTGCGTTTCGACCTCAGTCCACGCCATTCTTCGGCTCCAACAGCGGCACCTTGCAGAGGATGACGGCGATATCGTCCACCGCGTTCCACGAGTGCGACAAGTGCCAGAGCTTCGTTTCTTCGGCCAGCTCAATGAAGTCCTCGTGAAAGGCGTAGCCGATGAAGACCACCTTGAAGTTCATGTCCGCGCGGCGGTTGTGCTCTTGGTGAACATCGCGAAGCCACTGCTGATCGAGATACGCGAAGCGCTGAGCGAGGAGCGGTTGCTTGTGGTCCGGGTCCTGGAAGTACCGATCGGACTTGTAGTACGGCCCCACGATCTTATAGAAGCCACCGGGCTTGAGGATGCGCCACGCCTCGCGGAAGTGGAGATCCCAATCCGGGACATGCTCGACGAAGTGCGAGGAGACGAGGTAGTCGGCCGTCTCGTCCTGAAGGCGGATGAAACCCGTTACCTCGCGCTCTTCCTCCCTGTTGATGTCGTAGGCCGTCACGGTTCGCCATGGAGCCCACGGCTCACTGAAGAGGTCGCACTTCATCGTGCGGTCGTTCTGCGGGTAGAGGTCGAGGCCGATGAAGCCTTCGGCCGGTTCGACCTGGCCGGAGCCGAGGTCGAAGAGCATCGGGTGCTCGACGCGGGCGCGGATCTTCTCCAGAATCTCGTTCTCGGCAAGCTGGAGGTTGGATTCTTTCGGCTGCTCGGATGGCGTACCTCTAAACTCCTCATCGCGTGTTAGGAACTCAGTATCCCGGAACTGTATCGCCCCATTCTCATCGACGATTTCATGCTGCCCAAATCCGACGACTCCATCTACTAAAGGGAAAGGCTCAGTCTCGAAGCATCGCGCTCTCTTGGTCATCAGAACCTCATCCCCGTCCGGGTGTCGATGTGCCCGACCTGCACGCCGCAGTTCACACCGAACCGTGCTCCGATCTCGGCCTTTGCCTTCCGGCAGAAATAGAGATCCTGAGTGATGCCTTTCTCGGTCGAGAACCACGGGGCCGAGACATGCCGGAAGGTCTCCTTGCGCCAGAGCGTGCAGCCCATGGCAATCCCGTTGACCTCGATCGTCGAGCCCTTCTTGATCGCCTCGGCAACAGAGACCGGCCGGAAGTCCTCGGTCAACTTCGGATCACCGTAGGCCATCGGGCGCGGGGGCAGGGACTTTGTCCAGTACAGCCCTCCGACCGCGTCGAAGCCGTGATGCCCATCGGCACAGGCCCATGCCTCGGGATCGATGTCGCCTCCGCAGTCCGGACAGGCGTAGATCGAGGAAAACAGGCCCGTGACGGCATTCGGCGGAATGAGGTTGTCATCCTCCGTTGTGAGGATGAACTGCATTTTTGCAACGAATTCAGCGTAGCTTTTATCGCCGTTCTCGATCGCGCAGTATTCCTCATCGATTGCCAACCGGAAGAGGCGGTTGTAGGCGTCCGCGACTTCGAGCCCGACCGCTGAAATCGGATGCGTTCGTGCCGCGTTCATCGGCCAGTCAATGTTGAACCAAGACATCGCAACCGAGATGTCCAGCATTCGGCGCGTCGGGATCACCCATACGACTGATTGATCCCGGTAAGACTTCATCCTCTCGTACGCCGCGATTGTCTCTGGCTTCCAGGCCAGCCCCTTGTTGTGGGATTCTCCTGCGCGCGTGTTCCGAATTTCGGCCGTCATGCCAGCACATCCCCGAAAACATAGATATCTGCCGTGGCCGCGCCTCCCTGAGCCGTCGTCAGCGAGAGGTAGAGAGTCGCGACCGTCTGCGTGTCGGTCACAGCGATGGTTGCCGCTAGGAGTTTCCCGGCGGCGGTGAGCGCGCTATAGACCTGCGCGGCGGCGACGATCGCCGTTCCACCTTTCGAGGCGGCGGTGTAGAAGCCGCCTGCTGCCAGCGTCAAGGATGCCGAAGTGTTCGTCACGAGGATCTTCGTCACAGTGTACTTCGCTCCGGTCGGGATGGAGATAGGGATAGCCTGATCGGCCGTGGAGTTCATGTTCGCCCCGATGAGGCGTCCGAGCATCTGCGGGCCGAGCGGTTGGTAGGCCATTCGTTCTCCCTTAGTAGATGTACCAGTTGCCCGCAGACACGTCATGAATGTCGATCGAGGCGTACTGCGTCGAAAGCACCTTCGTGGCCGCTCCGTCGATCGCGTCCCCTCCAGCGGCCGTGACCGTCACGGCATTCGCGGAGGAGTCCACTTTCTTGATGCGGAGCATCCTGCCGGTTCCGGTTGCAGCAGGGAGCGTTTCGGCGAACGCTGCAATCGTCGCGTCGCATGCCAGTACTACGTCAGATGCCGCGACTGAATCAGTAGCAGTGACGACGCGCGCTTTGAGATAAAGACCATTCGCCGTGGTGGCACCGTTGAGGGTCGTCTTAGAGGTGGAGTTGCCAATCGTGATCGTCTTGGCGTTCGTCGCGCCGATGTTGACGTTCCCGTTCGATCCTGCCGCGGCACCACCGGATGCATTACCTGCCACCCCGGCATCGATCGTTACAGCGCCTCCGCTGCCCGCCGTTCCGGCAGCATTCGCGTTGTCGCCGCCGTTCCCAGCAGTGATCGTGACCGCGCCGCCTGCGCCTGATGGGGCCGCGGCAGACGAGATACCCCCCGGGCCAGCCGATTCATTGATATTTCCGCCCGCGCCGCCCGACGATGCGAGGCTCGTACCTCCCGCGCCGGTCTGAATCTGGAGGGTTCCTCCAGTTCCACCCTTACCTGTTCCTGTCGCACCGGTCGCAGCACCGCCTCCGCCGGTTGTTATGGTGATTTGCCCACCGACACCGCCATGAGCGTTCGTGCCGGTGGCCACGGCCGTCTGCTGACCGCCGACACCGGAATTAAGCGTCACGCCGCCGCCGACACCGCCCGACCTATTCGAAGACGTGGACGAAGTATCGCCGCCGTTCGGCGCTATCGCTGTCACAATGTTCTGCGCTGCGGTTCCAGACGACGTGCCGCCGACTGCGGCCGGCTGAGTACCGACCACGTTAATGGCGATCAGGTTCGAAGGAGCGGTGATGTCCACGAACTGCACTGGCACCATGCCGATACCGACAAGGCCGGTGACCGCAGCGGTATTGATTCCGTCCGTGAATGTCTGCGATTGCGATGTGGCTCCAGTAGTCGCGCCACTCGTCGCGAGACCGCCTCCACCACCTCCACCGCTCGATAGAATGATGATCATTGCGGCATCACTCCTGATAGAAGTACTGAATCGTTACTTCGGCCGACGCGGTCGTTTCGATGAACCGGTAGTCGCGGAGGATCTCCGGCTCATCGATGAGCATGAAGACCGTTCCGACGGGCAGCTGAACGCCCTCGGCGGCTGTCGGATTCGTCTTCGTCCGGACACGCACCGGCTGGGAGTTGACCGCGATCATCGCCGCCGTCGGAGGAGGAGTCAGCGCGTTCCCCTGATCCCCGGCAGAGGGAGCATCCGACCAGATGTTCTTGACGGTCGAGAGGTTCGCGTAACGCGCGTAGCCATTGTTCGCAGCCACAACGGCGAGCTGCCCGTAGGACGCGCCGTTGACGTACGGATGGAGCTTTAGGACTGGACCGGCTGCCATCGGCTTAGTCCTCCGGTTGCCTGTCATCCGGCTGTTCGGATGCGGCAGAGACGAAGTCGGTCAGTTGCTCGGTGGTCAACTCCGTCGATGGCGGTGCGTCCTCGCGAGCGCTTTCGAAGAGAAGCGCCTTTTCGCTCCGGACGGCGGTTGCAGCCTCGGGCTCGCCGACGGTCATGTTTTCCGGAACGCCCGGCATCCCGAGCGGCACGACGGCCTTCGCTTTTGCTCCGCATGGGCATGAGGTCTCCAGCTTGTCCCTCGCGTTGATCGCGTCGTGCACAAGAACGCAGATTTCGCCGTGGTACTCGACGCCTCTCCCGGAGGCCGCGAGTTCCATGTGACGAACGATGCCTTGCGCGCCTGCGCCGCTGTCAACGATGTTGTCGATTTCAGTGACCAGAGCGTTGAAATGATCCTGATGCATGCCTTTCTCCTATCGGACGCGGAAGATGCCGCGCCAGGTTGTCCCGTTGAACGTGAGATTGTACTCCCCTCCGGCCATCGTGTTCGCCGCCTTGAGGGAAAGCGTCCAGAGCGTTGTACCGGTGAGGGCCGGGGCGACGTTGTCGGTGATACCGGTCGAGTAGCTGAACGTGTCGGACGCTGAGAACCGTGCGCCGGTGAGAAGGAGCGTGACCGCCGCGCCTCCCTTCGAGAGGGTGAGTGGCGACGTGAAGAGCACGTCCGAGTTGTCGGCTCGCTGCATCTTCGTGATGGTCCCGGACGGGGAGTCCGCCGCGGGGCGCACAGGAGCCCAAGGCTGGCCCTTCACAACGTCTTCGGCGATCCATGCCTGTGCTACCGCCCTGATGCGCTCCAACTCGGTGGTGCCCCGAATCTCGAAGCATCCGGGGCACTTCCTTCGACCGTCCTCCCACTGCATCACAGATGAAGGAAAGAGGCCATTGCAGCCGCCCTGACAACGCTCCTGACGCATCTCGCGGATGCGCCTCAGATCGTAGTCGTTCGGATTCGAGTTCCGAGCGAACTGCTTTCGTTCTGCGAGAATTCTCACCATCGGTCAGCCATCAGCGGGGCGCCACGGCGCGCCCCGCTCTCCGCCACTCACACCCGAATCCGTGCGGATATCACCGCTTCCCTTTGTGTGAATAGTAGTAATCGAGAGACTGCTGATTGCCGCACGGCTGGCAGCGGCGCTTGCCGGTCGTCGGATTGACGTAGCCGAACTGCTCGTATGGATGGCCTTTCGGACATGCCGTCTTGCGCGCGTTAATCGCCTGCGGAGCATCGGATCGCCTGATGTTCTCGGCTCGCGTGACCACTTCCATGTGATCCGGATTGACGCAGAGTCGTGTTTTGCAGAGATGGTCAACTTCCATGCCGACAGGAATCGGTCCCCGATAGAGCTCCCACGAGAATCGATGGGCGCAAACCTTCCGCGCGCCATCGAAGAACATCCCGTAGCCGTTCTTTCCGTTCGTCCCGGTCTTCCAAATCCAGCAGCCACTTGTCTTCTCGAACTTCCTTTCGAAACGCTTCCGAGGATTTTGAGGCTTACCTGCCATTTGATACCTCCGGGATGAGAGTACCACCCCGGAGGCATCTTTGCAAGAACCGGCGCTTAGGCCCCCGTATTCCCGATGATACCGTGAGGATCGATGACGAACCGCTCGCCGCGGAAGACCGAGCGCATCTTCATGGACACCGAGTCGAAGTCGCCTTCCTTCGAGAAGGTTGGCTTCTTCCTCCAGCGCCAGAAGTTCGTGGCCCGCTTCTTGTCGAAGACGTAAAAGCCCTTGTGCGACGGCCCGAGGTATTGGTTGATGACCTTCGTGAGGTCGTAGTCGTTGAGAGGGTTGGTGTTGTTGTTGTTCGTGTCAACCTGCCCCTTCGTCGCGATGATGTCGCCGAGGCGAATCATGTTGTACGGAGAGACCATGACCGTGTAGGCCATAGACATCGGCATGTAGTTGCCGGTGTCATCAGGGATCGACGCGAACGACGTGAAGATGGACTGAAGCTGAAGGGCCGAGAGGCTGGCCGCCGTCGGCAGGTTGGACCAGATGGTCGTCGGGTTCTTCAGCGTGACATGGGAGGCCGAGCCGAGGGCGAGAGCGTCGCGCCCGACGTACCCGGCGGCGGTTGACGTGAAGTTCGTGAAGAGCTGCGTGCAAAGATTCTCGACGGTCCAGTTCGCGGAGATGCGGAACCGCCGCGTGATCTCCGAAAACGTTGCGAGTTTGGCCCGGTTGAACGACTCAGTCGGTCCCGAGTCCGCGAGGTCGTCGATTACCGACTCCGAAATGCGGATGCCGGTTGCCCAATCGCGGGGATTGATCGTCTGCGACTCGCCGAACTCGAACTGATCGTAAGTGATGTCGTCCACGTCGCCGCGCTCGGTGTGCTGCTGGAATCCGGCGATGCGGTAGTTGATGAACTGGCCGCGGTCGAACTCTCCGACCTTCATGTACTTCTCGAAGGTCTTCGGCTCTTCCTCGCCAGCCACCTCGTACACCATGTCGAGAAGGTTGAAGATGAGGGTTTGCGCTTCGTTTCGTGTTAGGACCTGTGCCATGGCTTACACCTCACCCTGGATGCAGGCGGGAATGACCGTGAAGATGATCTCGGGCGAGGTATCGCCAATCGACCATCGGGTCGTGTCATAGCCGTCGATGAAACAGTTGTACGAGGCCGACGCGGTCGTAGCGGCCGTTGCGGCGTTGACAAACCAGCTCGAGGCCGACTTCGAGAGAAGGGCCTTGATGCCGATGTGCGTGAACGTGAGGACTTCGGTTCCAAGAGTGCCGATGAAGTGCTTACCCGTCTCGGCGACGTAGAACGACGCGTTCTTTGCGCCATCGGAGGCAAGGTTCTGGCCGGCCACACGGGCGAAACCCCGAATGGTCTGCGGGACCGAGGAGCCCTCGCGGATGTACCCCGAGGAGAGGAGGACCGGCGCGCCCTTGAGGTAGGTCTGAGCCGAGGCTTCCGGCAGCATTCCCATCGTCTTTGGTACGCCTGCCGCCCGATCACCAGGGGAGATGGGGACGTAGGTTTTTCCAGTCTGAGCCATTGATCTGCCTCCTTAGTAGGCAGGATTGGAGCCCGAGTCCGCAGTGACGACTGCCGTCAGCCAGACGTTGAGCCCCTTCGATGCGCCCGAGCCGCCGGAGGTCGTGACGCGAAGCTGGATCACGTCTCCTTCAGCGAAGGCTGCGGTTGTGAATGAGGTCACTGCCCCGGCGACGTTTGAAGTCGGAGTGACAGCGCCGATGACGTTCGCGGCCTGCGTTGCGTTGTAGACGAGAAACGTCGAGGTCGCGGCGGATGAGTAGTTGGAGTAGCCGACGTGCCGGAAAAAGCCCGCGAACGGTGCCGTCCACTGCGCCACAAGCACAGCGGTTACGGCGTCGCCGAGGTCCGTTCCCTGCACAAGGTGGACGGGATAGAAAGTTCCGATCTGAAGGCCCTTGTTCGTGGCGTTTGCCGTCTGGCCGACAGGATTCGTTACGTTCACTCCCGTGTTCATGTTGGTTGGTGTTGCCATCGGCTACCTCCGTCCCTTTCGCTTCCGGTTGAGTGCTTCGCCGTCGCGATTGGTGAGAGTGATGCCGCTGACCCGATCGGCCAAGCCGAGCGCTTCCTCGTTGGCCGTATTGACCGAGGTTCGCTCCAGTTCCTCGCGCTCGGCCGCCCGGAGCTCGATGTACTTCGCTTCCGGAATGGCCATGAGACGCTGATTCTGAGCGACGAGATACCCTTCGGCATCCCACTCGTAGTACACCGAGTCCCAATCGTTCTTGTTGACGAACGAGAAGCCGTCTGACTTCCGGGCATCAAGCTCGTCAATGAACTGAGGTCCAACGGCGCACCACGCGAAGGCGTGACGAGCCTCGGGGTCGTCCTTGAGGGCCACGTCAGACCTGCCGGCCGTGTGACCGATGGTCATGTGGTTGGGGCGTTTGTTGAGGAGCCTTTCCCGGCTCCAGTCGGGTGGCAGGTTGAGTGCCACGTCTCCATAGTTTGCCATCTTCCGTTTACCTCGCAAGTCGCTCCATGAACCGATCCTTTGGCACCCCGACGGACTGGGCGAAGTCGCCCCAGTCTTCGAGAGCGTTCTGCGCGACGGTGGAAACCCTTGGCGTCGCCGGTTGCGCTGCTGCTGCGGGTCGGCCGGAGCCGGGTGGTTTGGGCTGTTGTGGTACGGCTGGAACAGGAGTCGGCGGAGTTGCTGGCACTGACGCAGGGGCCTGCGGATGAAGCAGGTTCCATGCGGCAACCACGTTGCGTGCATCGAGTGGACCGCCCTGGGCGGCGAACTTGGTCGATGTCACATACATGAGCGCGTCAGCGTTCCCATCCCACTCCTCTTTCGGGATCTGAAGGTGCGTGCGGGCTTGTTCCCACGCGGCATAACCGGCTTGCAGGAGTTGGGTCCGCTGGTTTTCGGACGTCGCCTGCTCGTGGATACGTCGCGCTTCCTCAGCGGCCAGCGTGCGCGCCTTCTCCTCGAAAATCTGCTGCTGGAGGAATCGGGCGCGGGCTGGATCGGAAAACCAGACCTCGTCGATTTCTGCCTCTCGCGGATCTGCGGGAGCGGGCGGCTTCGGCTGGGCCGCTGCGATGGACTGCTGGACTGCCGCATCGGCGGCTTGGCGTATCTCCAGTTGGCGCTTCAGTTCGTTCTTTTCGGTCAAGGCGTCGCGCATTGCGCGTTGGGCGTGATCGTAAGACGTGAAGAGATCGCCGACTTTCTTTCCTCGGAAAAACTCATTCTCCGCATCATCCCCGATGACTTGGTCCCTCCAAGAGGGTTGGCTCGTCTGGGGCTGAGGCGTTGAGGAGCTTTCCGGTGCCGCTGCCGGTTCGGCTTTCGCGTCCGCCGCGGGCTTGGTATTCTTTGGGTCATTGAGCCATTCGTCCAGGTTGGCGAGGGGCGAAACCTTCGGTTCTGGAGGCGTGGCTTGCGGTTCTGGCATGAGATTACTCCTCTTCTTTCGGTCGGTCGCTCAGGACTTTGTCGATGTCTCCCAAGCACAGCTCCGCGCCTTCCGCGCGAAGCACTTCCTTGATGATCTTGAACTCGTCACTGGACAGCACCTCCGGGCGGCTGAGGTACGCCCTGCGCTGGACGAGGCACAGGATGCGGCGGAATGCCGGGTTGGCCTCCAACTCCAGGATTTCCCGGAGGGTTGGCTTGCCCTCCGGCTCCGGAAACAGGTCCGCCGGGCGAGGGAGTTTGACCTGGGTTCTGTCCTGCACTTGGGCCTCCTTGTGGCATCGATGGTCCCGTGATGCCGTCCTGCGCCGCAGCACTCGCTACCTGCTCGGGACTGAGTTTCCCCGACAGAACGACCTTCGGAGGAGGCGGAGCTGGGGGAGGCGGGGGCGGCGCATTCGCCGCAGCTTCCAAGGCTTCCTCGCGTTCCTTGACGAGCGCGTCCACTTCCTTGGTCACGTCAAAGTCGTCCTCGTCAGCACGGAAGATCGCAGCCATGCGCCGGGTGATGCGCTCGTTGCGCTCGATCATCTTCTGGAAGAGGGCTACGGTCGCCGGGGTGGCCTGCTCGCTCATCATCGGTCCGGCGATCTGCGCGACGTAGGTTCCATCCTGCATGATCGTGTTCTTGAGCATCCCGAGCTGGTCGAACTCGTGCTCCTTCGCCATCATCTCGTCAGCCGCGGTGAGCGAGATTCGGAAGTTCGAGAGCATGTCGCCCACCGGATGACGGAACGGAACTTCGAGGATGGCCTTGGTCGTCGGGTCTTTGACTGGAATCGTCTCGCCCATCGGCTGATACTGCTTGCAGGTCAGAAGATAGAGCCGATAGACCTTTGCGAAACAGTCGTTGAGGTTCTTCATGAAGAGCATAGGCTGTTGAAGTCCTGCCTGCATGATCTGCGAGATCGACATGGCCGGAGTGCGACCGGGGATGTCTTGGCCGGCCTGATAGGAGGAGACGTTTGACGCTTCTTTGGCCTCAGCGATGAGAGCCTGACGTAACGGCAGGAGCGAGTAGTGTTCAGCACCCACGCGCGTGACACCCCAATCCTCCCCGAACTTCCCGGGGATCTGCTCGCCTGGGCCGATGGTCTTGTTCCTGTCGAAGTAGTCGGCCGTGTCGCCGTTGGGGTCGTACCAGTAGGTGAAGTTGTTCGCGTGGAAGGCGTTCTTGTACTCGGCCTGGACGACATGCGTCGCGGCGCGCTGGTAGTACTTGAGAATGCCAACCGTGCAGGAGCCTGAGTCCGAATCAGGATCAGGGATCTGGTAGCACGGCACGACCGGCCGGCATTGGTGCTCATACTCGTTGAGGTAAATGTTGCAGGCGCGTTCCCCGGTCAGATGGAAGTCGGCGATGAGGTTGAGGCGCTTCGTCTTCTTCTGGCCATCCTTTGGATCGATGTACTTCGCGAACCAATAAAACCAGACCTGCCACATGTCGAGCCGGGGACGAGGTCGCGATGGGCTCCGCGCTTCGGTCTTCGCGCGCAACTCTTCCTTGTAGGGGTTGAAGCTCTCCGTCGTGTTCTTGGCAAGTACCTTTGCATCTTCCGCAGTGAGAAGGAAGTACTCGCCGGATGCCTGCTTGAAGATGATGTCGGACGGCCGGTTCTCACGAAGCCTCTCGGCCCACCAAGGCGACTCGTCGGCGTCGTCTTCGTCCACGGGCATGATCGCGTTCGCCCATGGAATGCGGTGGATCGTCACAACCTCACCGGCGTCCACTTCGTATTCGTCCTTGTCGGTCAGATCCAGAAACGCTCCGTTGACCTTCGGACCGAGCGCCGTTCTCTTCTTCTGCGGATCTGCAATGACCTTGATCCACACCGGCACTGTGCCGAGTCTCACGCATTCGGTGACGGCTCCGTAGATGAGCTTGTGAATCCCCAGCTTCTCGCGGTTCTTGAATTCGAGCCCGACTTCGAGCCCATGCGCAACGTCTTCGGAGGACTTCGTGACAACGGTCGGGATCTGTTGCGGAGGTTGTCCTGGCGGCCCCGGCACATCCATAGGCACGACGACCTGAACGTCTTCGTTGAAGTAGGGGCTGATCGAGACGACGGGTTTCGGACGTAAGATCGTGTTTGTCTCGAAGGCGATGATCTGATCGGCCGGGATGCGGGCGATCGGTGACGGGAGGATCGATTCCCCGGACTCCGGGATATGGATCTTCTCGGCCTTATACGTCAGCACGTTCTCGGCCGCGAGCCGCCAGCGCTCGGCGTAATCTTCGATGGTCTGTTTGAGTTCCTGCGAGAGGAACGCTTCGATTCGCTGGAGTTCCGATTTCCCATCATCCCCACTCGGCTGCGTCGAAGGGAGGAATCGCGTGTGGCCGTCCTCATCAAGGACGAGCTTTCCGGACGCCTTGTCCAGGTTAAGAACGCGCGAAGCTTCGGTTGAATCGTCGTTCATTCCGATTCCAGTCCTAAGTGCTCCGGTCTGATATGAGTACACGCATCAAAGAACGGCACGCGAAACTCCGGCGCTCTTCCAGAATCACTGAGGATGCCTTCTAGCTTCGTTCTTACGGCTCGTCGAATCGAATCCGATGAATGCGGCTTTAGATCGACAGCAACGCGATAACTAAAGTCCGGATCTTCGCTCATTCCATAAATTACGATGATGTTGCGTTCGGGATCGAACTTCTCAAGAACACGTACCTTAAGCTGCAAACGGCACCCCCAGCGCTGGGTCGATGATTCGGCGGCGCTTGACATCGCGCACGACAGCGGCAGCAGCCGCAGCTTCCTGCTCCTCGCGTGAGCGGCGGCGCTTATAGACCGCAGGGGCCATGGCGAGCGAGTCGAGGATGCCGTCTACTGCCTTGTCGCCGCCCTTGTACTTCTTCATCTCGTCGCGCGTCGGCGTCCCGTCCTCGGTCGGGTCGAGAAGCAGGCGGTGCATGTGTAGGAGTTCCGCGACGCCTTCCCGAATGCGGGCGATCTTCGCCTTCCCGCGGTGTGGAACCTTGACCATCCGGCTCCGGAGCCTGCGCAGCCGTTTGTCCGTCGCGATGAGATTCTGAATGAAACGGTCCTGGTAGGCTCCCCCATCGAAGCCGACGGCGCGGAAGTGATACTCCTCGTCGAGTTCGGCGAGGGCATCGATCCAGCCATCCATGCCGGAGGTCGCCGAGCGCGTCGCAAGCTGAAGCTCGACCATCTCGGGATCAACGCCGATGCCTGAGACCGCCCAATTGTCGGCTTTCTCCACCCAAGCTGGGTCTACGAGGCAGATGCGGTCCAGATCCTTCCACGGATCGAGGACGATGAGCGCGGCGGCTTCCCGCCATCCCTTGACGAGCACTTCACGGCCGCGATCGTCCCTTTCGACGAGCGGAACGACCTTCCCGCGCTTGAGCTGCTTCGCGTCGAGGGGTCGCCCTTGCTTGTCGCGCCGATACCGGGCGATGACGAAGCGTCCGCGCCGGTCCTCTTCATCCTTCGGGTGGCGGAATGGCCCCTTCCACCAGTTGTCCGGATCATCGACGAGCGACGGAGGGAAAAGGCGCGCCGAGCCGGCGTAGGCGTCGAGAAGGTAGTTGCAGCGCCAGATGCGCGCGCCGTCCGATTCCGAATCATCGGAGAGGATCGAGTCCTGAATGGCCTGAATGGCCGGAACCGGATAGAGTTTCGGGAGCGTCGGCGTCCCGCGTTCGAGAATGTTGGTGACTGGCCCATCGTAGACCTCGATGGGCACGCGTATTGTGAGGCAGGCGAAGCGCCGGCGGTCTTTCGTGAGGAACGTATCGTCGTCATCCTCATCCCACTTGGTTCCCTCGTGAATGCGGCGGATTCGCTTCGTCGGCATGAAGAGACCAGTCATGCCGCGAATCCAGTTCGTTACGCCCGGAAGAAGCGCCGGCGTCGCGTTGCCCCCCTCTCCGCCGACGACGAGATCGTTCGTCCAGAACGTATCGTAGTGGGCGGAAATCTCCTTCGAGAGGTAGCCGAGGGCCTGGATCGTCGTCTGCGGATGGGAGATCGTCCGTCCGCCGAGCGTGATTTTCTTGGTGGTCAGCAGCTCGTTGAGATTCCCTTCCGGAACGCGGTCGGGGAAGATGTCGCGATAGGGTCCAGAACGGATCGTCTCGGCGATCTGCCCGCAGAACTCCCATGCCTTGTCATCGCGGGCGTGCGTGATCTTGGCCGTCGTGTTCGGATCGCGCGTTGCCGTGAACGTCGCGCCGCCATGCGTGACGACCGAGGACTTGAATGTCCCGCGGCTCCAACGGATATTGACCCAGTCGAGCGAGGCATCGACCTTGTCACGGTGCGCAGGATCGCGGAGGTCGATGTGCCGGAGGAAGAACTCCTCGCGAAAGCGCTCGACGACGTATCCGTCAAAGCCTGACTGCGTGAGGCTCCAGATCAACTTGTCGGTGAGCCCACAGGCCGCGTAGGAAAGCGGCATGTGGTACTCAGGGATGAGGTCCATGTGGCCGCAGACGATCACGGTGAACTTGAAGGAGTCCGAGAGGAGATCAGCGCGGAACCGCTTCATGGCGTCCGTGGACATGGAATGTCGGCGCGCTGGCGAATCCATGACGTCCTGCATGTTCTCGATGTCAGACAGGTGCTGATTCATGCTCGGCATGAGTCGCCTCCATCTGATCGGGTAGGTAGTCGTCATCCTCAACGGGAGGGAGTGCGGCCTGGGCCTGGCCGAAGCGGGACGCGTAGCTCATGATCCGCTCGACCGTTTCGTCCAGAACGACGTGGACGGTCACATCCTGCTGCTGCTTCATGAGGATGGCCTTGCGGTCGAGGGCCTTCCCTTCGGTGCGGTCCAGGCCCTCTTTCACGCTCGCCAGGAGGAGGAAGTCGAGTTCCTTCGGGTCTGCCTCGCCACGTTCGAGGAGTTGTTCAAGACGTTCGTAAGCCGCGGCCTGAATCCGCGCTTTCGCGTCCGCTTTCGTTTCGATTTCCTTGAGTTTTTCGGCCAGCTTCGTGCGGCAGCCGATTTCGGCGAAATTCTGGATTTTGCCGATGAATTCGGGGCGCTCTTTGCGCCTCCGGCAGACAGTGGCCTCGCTCACGCCAGCAAAGCGGGCGATTTCCGAGAAGTTGTAGCCGAAACCAGCGAGAACGCCGATCTGAATGTCGAGATCGTCGGGCGGTTTTTGCTGTTTCGGAGCCTCGTCGCCCATCCTGACTCGACGGTAGGGCGCGGTGTGGTAAAAAGTCAACAGTTGGCGCGAGAAAGTCAGAAAGCTATCGCTTTGGCCTATTGGCCCTTGCTTTTGAATAAGTTCGGAGGTAAGTTACCCCGAGGAGGCTCGAATCCTATGGCCGATCGCATCAAAAAGGCTGCACAGAAGTGGATCGCTGGCGCAACGCAGAACAAGGGCGCGCTTCACCGGAACCTCGGGGTGCCTGAGGGCCAGAAGATCCCGGCAAAGAAGCTCGCGCCGAAGCCGGGAGACTCGCCGACGGTGCAGGAAGAGAAGTCACTCGCCAAGACGCTCAAGGGCTTCAAGAAGTAGGGGATCGTACGATGGCGATTGATCTGAGGTGCGCTACCCTTGCTGTCGAATGCGTGGAGTGTTCCATTCTCGACACTACGAACTCGAATCGGCCGAGTCCTTACGACGAGTGGCGAATGATTCGTCAACTCACCGATACTGCGAAGTCGCTCAT